AATGCAAACGAAAGCGTCTTTGACGTAGCATTGGCTGCCTAAACACAGCCTAGGGTTTCGGTGGGTTTCCTCGTAACAGAATAACCCGCTTTATTTTTTTAAGGAAAATGTTATGCCTGAACCAGGATTTCTAACAGCTAAAATTATGTCCGGATTGGGTGGGTTGATTGGTGGGTTGACACTTATGGTGTTCATGAAGCCAACGACAATTTTAGATGCAGCTTTACGCGGAGGTATCTCAACAGGAACAGGTATAATATTTTCTACTCCTATTCTAGAGTGGTTTGGAATGAATCAAACGTTTGATATGATTCTAATGTTTGGGTTTATTACTGGCTTTCTTGCTTGGGGGGTTCTTTCATTAGTCGCTCAAATTTTCATCAATGCACAAAAAAAGAATCATGATATTATTGATGTGGTCAATAAGACCAAACAGAGCAGTGATAAAAAATGAGGTATTATGTTTATATTAAGAATAGTTTTCATTTTCTTTTTGGGGAGCATTCTTTATGAGTATTTTCCTTATCTAGTGCATCACAAATTCGAAGAAGTAAAAGAGGAAAAACATCCCCCTTATGTAACTATGGCACAACGTGAAAAGGAGATAGATTGTCTGGCAAAAAACATTTACTATGAGGCAGGTATCGAATCTTTTGAAGGTAAAGTAGCAGTTGCACAAGTTACAATCAATCGAACAAAATCAGGAAAATTTCCAAAAGATATATGTGCAGTTGTATATGAAAGAAATTTAGTATACAATAATGTCATATGTCAATTTAGTTGGTATTGCGATTCAAAAGCTAAAGTGAGACCTATCCATGCAGCAACCTATAAAGAATCCGAGGCTGTGGCTAAAAAGGTATTACTTGAAGGATACCGCCTATCAATCATCACAGAGGACGTACTATACTATCATGCAGACTATGTCAACCCCCGATGGAAAAAACAACGAGTCGCCAAAATCGGAAAACACATCTTCTACAAAGGTTAATTGGCTCGAAAAGCTAACACTTTTGAGGGGTTCGCTTTTCGACTTCTTTGAACATAAACTAAAACCAAGCACCGCCGAATCAATTGGGTGGGTAGGCATTGTTCTCCTGCACGCCGCACTCATTCCTACATTCCTAGCAGTCATGGCAGGTGTAACTGATAAGATGCCTCCTGTTGATCTGGTTCTTTTCATCTGGGCAGCTTTGGTCACTTTCTTTGTTCGCGCTGCAATTTTAAAAGATACTGTTAACGTTTTGACGATTGGTGCAGGATTTATCGTTAACGCTGTTTTCATGGCACTTATTCTATTCAAATGAACACACTTACAGATCAATTTATTATTTCAAAGAAGTTTACAACTGCTAATGAATTTTCGTTGTACATAGAAAGTTTAGTCACGGCAAAAAAACTTTCCTACATGGAAGCTGTCATCAACTATTGCGAAGAGGCTGATATTGATGTAGAATCAATCAAGTCGCTGGTGAATAAGTCTCTCAAAGAGAAGATTCAATGTGAGGCAGAGGAACTAAACTATTTCAAAAGGAAAACAGGTAAACTTCCGTTATGATGAACATGGACGCCTTTAAGGCCTATCGTTATTATCTTGCCCTTCGTATGCATTTTACCACAGATCGTTATGATGTTGTGAAACATAAAGGTCGTATTAAAGTGTCGAATGACAAATTCATGCGCCAAAAGAACTTGTATACGAAGTTGGCAAATCAATTTCAAGACGAAGAATATATCAACTTTCTTGTGTCGAACTTTGTTTCGGGAGATCAATGGGGCGGTATTTTTGATACGCGCGCGCACGACACATATCTCAATTGGAAAAAACGAACCGAGTCACTTGCATACACATTTAAAAATGATATGCAAAGAGTCCTTCAAGAGTTGAATCTATCTGCGTTCGACGAAGCTGTAATCTTTGAAGTACAAAAAAATCAACACCCATATATAATAAGAGCTTACTTGAGTAAGGATATTACAATCGAGACTCTTGTAATTCTAAACAAAATGTACAATTTCTGTGAAAAATTTGATAAAGAAATAGATGAGACATTTGTATGGCCCGATATTTCAAGACTTATAAGGAAGTACAGCCCTTTCGTCAAAATGAAAAAGGATAGGTTCAGTGAACTCATTGGAAGACTTTGAACGTCTAGAAACCAAAATTGATACTCTTGAAAAAGAAGTTATTGACATTCATGAAAGATATTTGACTGTTGCGGAGACCATTCGCGAAATGCAAAAGTACATGGTTAAAATTGCACAACATCAAGCGATCATTGCAGACCAAATTTCACATTGGCCCTACATTGCAGTAGATCGCAAAACATCTAAACTTAATAAGGACAAGGAGTAATAGGTTTTACTATGGGCGATACTAGACGTTTTAATGATGATTACGGTGATGGTAAAAAAATCAAAAAGTTAAAAAAGAACAAACGAATCGTTGACAAATACCGCAAGGTCGTGCATAATTATGATTCGTTTAATGATGATGCGTTTGATGAATACTTAGATCATGAGTACAAACAAAACAAAACGAAAATACGTTAATACATCGCAACACACTTTTCATACGGAGTAAACTATGGTTATTCAATCTCTTTCTGATCTTAAAAAGTCCCGCGGCGGTTTCGAAAACCTGATGAAGGAAGTAGAAAAGATCGCCAATCCCACCACCAATCAAGAAGATAATCGCTTTTGGCAACCAGAAGTCGATAAGGTTGGCAATGGTTATGCAGTTATTCGATTCCTCCCCCCGTGTAAAGGCGAGGACCTTCCCTGGGTTCGTATTTGGAACCATGGCTTTCAAGGCCCAACAGGCAAGTGGTATATCGAAGATTCATTGACGACTATTGGATTGCCTGATCCTGTCAGTGAACTCAACAATCAGCTTTGGAACAGCGGCAATGAAGCAGACAAAGATGTTGCTCGCGCTCAAAAGCGTAAGCTGACTTATATCAGCAACATTCTTGTTGTGACTGATCCGGGTCGTCCTGAGAATGAAGGCAAAGTATTCTTGTACAAGTTTGGCAAAAAAATCTTTGACAAGATCAAAGACGTTGCTGATCCTCAATTCCAAGATGAGGAGTCGGTCAATCCTTTCGACTTCTGGAATGGTGCAAACTTCAAACTGAAGATTCGTAAGGTTGAAGGTTATCGCAACTATGACAAGTCAGAATTTGACAAACCTTCTCCTGTTGCAAAATCTGATGAAGAAATTGCAGCGATTTGGGATCAACAACATGCACTCAAGACGTTTATCGATCCTTCACGTTTCAAGTCATACGATGAACTGAAGGCAAAGTTGAATGCTGTTCTCAATGCACCCGCAGCGCCTAAGCGTGCTGAGGAAATTGAAGTTGATGAACCTGTGCAACGTGCAGCACCTGTAAAATCAGCAGCACCTAAACCTGTCGTAAAGAAGGAAGAAGTAAATTTTGATGATGATGATGAATCGTTGTCTTACTTTGCTAAGCTAGCAAACGACGACTAAACAAAAGGGGCGCAAGCCCCTTTTTTAATATGATGCTCTTGAATCGCTATATCGTGTAAATGATGATTGCATACGTGGTTCAGCTTTAATGGGTATAGCTGTTTGTGTGTTTGTGCTATTATTATTCTGAATCACAATAGGTTGTACTTGACCCCCAACTTGCATCTCGCCAGTTAAATTCTTATTCTGTGAACTCTCAGACATTAGCTCAGTAGAAAAGTTTCTTCTTGCGGTCGTTGGTGTAATCATCTCCTCAGGTGATGCAGGTGCTCGAACCTGAATATCTCTTTCTTGTTGTGCTGCTTTTAGCTCTTTAAACTTTGCCTCTGCTTCATCATACTTACCTTGCTTTACAAGATTTTGTATTTGCATGTAATCTTTTTTAGTTAACTGAGTATCATATTCAGCTTCACCGTCTTTACCCTCCAATGACACTTTATATGTGTCACGACCAAATAGACCCCCCGACACACGTTGACCCAACAATCTACCTGTTTTATATGATTGAACATTACCCTCAGGATTCTCAATAACATTGCTATCAGAGCCGCTGGCCATGAACTGACCAATTTTTTGATTTTTCTTTGAAAATAAACTTCCTAAGAAACTATTACCAAACAAAGATTTTTGTGACACAATACCTTCATCAAGTTTATCTTGTTGTGTAAGAATAGGTCCTGAGGATTCTTGTTTCTTGCGGGATTCGATGTTTGAACTAATCATTTGTTCGGCTTGTGGTTTTCCTGTCCCACCAGATAAATCTCTGTTGGTTTCTTCTTTGATATAATTGTAGGTGTCCTTTATTTTATTAAAGAATCCACCTCGTTTTTGTTCAATGACAGGCGTTTCAGGCTCAGGTGGTTTAATATTTTTGATGGGTTCACGATCTGCTACTGCAGGTGCTTTCGTGTTTATGTCATAAAAATTTTTACCATCTTTATTTTCACTTAACCACTTCTTTAAATCTTCTCTATTTCTGCCGTATTGAGTAAACAATTCTTCATCGCTTAAATCCGACTCAACAGCTTGATTTATCTCTCCCCATCGTACAGACCCAGCAGCACGTCTTGCATTTAGCTTGCCTGCCCGTCCTGCAGTTAAAGGCCTTCCAGATGCATCTGTCTCGCCACGTTTTTCCATAGCATAAGGATTGAATTCTAATCCAGGAGCGTTTGGATTTGCATCTATCTTTCTTTTTTCAATTGAGGCGCCAATAAAAGGTAAAGTCGCGATTGTTGCCGCAGCTGCTAATGGACCTGCAATACCCGCTGCAGCCGCTGGGGGCGGCACAGGAGGCACTGTACTTGGCACAGGAACTTTTTTGGGAGTGGGAATATCCCCAAAATCAAGACTAAGTTGTTTTGGGTCCTCTTTTTGAGGTGTTTCATCTTCAGATACAGGTTGCCTATTCGAGGTAGGAGCCTTTTCAGATGATGCACCAGGTGCTCCCTGTAAAGGTTTCTTTTCTACGTAAGGCTTTTGTTCAAATATCTGTTTTTCTTCGGAAGACTTTCTAAGTATTTTTTCAATATTGATGAGAGCTCTTGACTCTTTTTTTGTTTCTTTTAAAATCTCTTTAACATCTTTATAGAATTGTTTCACCTCAGAAGGTACAGAGGTGGGAGGATCATTTTGCTTTGTGTAAGCAAGATTATTTCCTGTTAGTAAAGCAGGCAATCTTTTTTGTTGTCTCATCCTCTCATCCTTCTTTCTGCGATTCGGTCTCGCATTCTTTCGTTTTCTTCTCGAATGTGTTCAACTAATAATGTCAAATATATTTCCCTCTCCCACGGCAACATGTTCTCAATCTCTGTTAAACTATACTTATGATATTGCATAAGTCCAAAATTTGTTTTGTAAAAATCTGCTAGTGAGTCTCTTCCGAGACTTATACGAAAAAATTTGCAAGGCCCTCGACTTTGGCCTTGTTTATTGCATTACAATTAGTACACACTAGTTCTACACTCTTTGATAATTTCGGCATGGTCTGGAAGAATTTTTCAATTTTTCCAAACTGTTCGATATTCATCGACGCAACAAACTCCTTTAGTTCTTCCTTATCATCTACAGTTATATCAAAATACTTCCCATCACTGGTATAAATTCCTTTGATACATCTCTCAATCTCTTCAAAATAATTATCAATCCCTGTTTGTATTAAGTCAGGAAGATCAAGTTTAAATCTTGGGTATTTCATTTCAACACCCACCGACTCAGTCAACATAAATTTACTAATATGATCCTTGTCCTTTTGTAACTCTACATTATCAATATTTACACTAAAGTCAATTTTATTTTCACATGAACGACAAGTTAAAACAAGATCTATCTTTTCTCCGACAGACTTTGCTCGCATCTTAAGAAAGATGTACTCAATATCAAAACTAGCTAATGTTTTTAAATTTAGCTTGTTAAAGGTACAAATGTCAACGATTTCTTCCATAACCCGCGAAATATCAGAATCATCTGATTCTCTCGCCATCAATAACGCTTTATATTCCTTAACGAGAAAGGGACGATATTTAGCTTTTTTTCCTGTGGACGGAATAGTCAATTCATAGGTTGGGACTTCAAGTTTAGGTATAGCCATTTTTTAATCCTATTTTATAAAGGAGGTGCTGGTATGTAATCTTCTGCTGTGTTTGTTCTTCCTACCGAGGGTTGTGGTTGAGTTGTTCTAGTAGTTTTTAATAATTCTTGTGGACCAAGTATGCTTGCTTGATAAATTTCTGTATTTGAAATATCAGCTGTTTCCCAAACACGGTATGAAAACGTTACAGGTAAGATATGGAAACGATCTAATGCGGCTTGGTTCATTGAAAGCGATCCAATAGCAATAGGATATGCATCAATTAGTTGTATCGAGTATGTGTAATTTTCTTTTTCGTCAAGTTGATATATTGTTATTGTTCGTGCATATTCATCTTTGTAGTTTAACGTAAAGCTAGAAGGATTTATAACCGAGTGAATCCAATTATCAAATGCTTTCCTTACTAACATATCTTTATCACAAAGGAATGATAAGTTAATAGACTCTCCATAATTAATCGAACCAGGTCTAACATAAGCAGGCCCAAATAAAGTTTGCTTTTTTAATGAAAGAGTGGCTCCCGGCAAACTTGCACTTTGACAAAATAAACTTATTAGCCTCTCATCGCCGAAAAGATTGGGAATAATTACTTCGAAGCGATTTTGCCTTGCAAGGCCGCGTGTTGATACTTGTGTAACGAATTCGGAGATTGTGGTCATTTGATTTTGTCCATTGTTTCTTTCCAGACCTTTGCTGAACTTGCCTTAACAAATCTATCTGTGGGCAATAACGATGCTGCTAACCAATCTTCATAAGGTATCTTTAGAAAGTTTGATACCACTTGCGAATTCAAATAACGACGAATACATGGCTCATAATATTTACTTACTTCATTAGCGTTTAAAACACCATATGAGTATGCGATCCTCTTTTCTTCACGTGTTCCGCTGATCTGTATATTTAATAGAGTCGCCATAACTTTGAATCGAAGAACAGGCGGCAAGTAATGAAGATTATACCCCATAAATCCACCTTCAACACGCTTGTAAGGATACACAAGAGGGAAGGTGTCGTAGTACGGAAGGCTATCCTTTGTTTTGGGATCATAATAATACAAATATAGTTGTCCGGGCACCAGCCGACGAACCAGAAGGTCATTGTTTGACATTAGATTGCCGGGCCTAAATTTTTGACGACCCAGATCTGCAATACGTTCTTTATACCAGTCGACTGATGCTTCCTGGTCTTTTCCTGTAAATCGAAGGTTTTCAAAAGGATTTTTTGTAGTCGCCATTTATTTTTAATTCGTCCTCAGTTAAAACAAGAAATTTCCATTTTCGATCTTCGCAAAACTCTCTTGCTGCTTTCCATTTTGCTTGATTGACACCATAAGTAAACACTTCTTCTAGAAATTGTTTTGTTACTCTTTTAGGTTTCACGGGTTCTTGAGTAAACTTTTTCGGCTTAATCTCAATCAAGTATTTTTCTATTTGACCATCTCTATCTTGCACTTTCATATAGAAGTCAACAAAATACCGATGAATTCTTTTATCCACGGGAGAAACATATGGTATGACAGCCACTTCAGATCCCCACTCAAGTATAGCGGGTGTCGTATCACACCAATTCATAAACTTTAGTTCCCAGCTGCTTCGATAGATAATATCGTTAATATTGCCTCGATACTTGTCTGGGTTCTTTACTTTATAACGACCTTTATAAGTTTCTTTATACATACCATAAATAATTAATCTACACTCAAATATTTATCAGCCATGGCAATCGACCGCAATAGAATTCTAGATAAGTTCAATACTGATCAGATCTTGGGAAAGGGATTTGAGGGGCGTGAACAACGAAACCCAACTTCAATTTCACAATCTATTTCAGGTCCTTATAACATTAATCAATTAGTATATCCTGAGGATATTGCAAATAGAGCAGATTTACAACATTATATAGTATTTTACATTAATGTGCGAGGAAAAACTAAATTTAAACCTGCAAAAGTTGTTGATGTTGATGTGAGTTCACGAGGGCAAAACAGAATCAGCCAAGCAGGTTTACAAAATACTGCACAAGTAGGTGCTGCGATTGCTGCTACAGGCGCTGCTGCTACAGGACAATTAATCGGAAATGCAGTTAAAAGTTCTGTACGAGGAAAAGCAGGTGCGTTACTTAGATTAGCGACACAAAAAGGAAAAGGTGCAGCGGGAGCATTGGTTGCAGGTGCTGTTGCGGGAGGAACAACTGCTGCTTTACAACAATTATCTGACACATTTTCGGTTAAAGAACCTGAAAGAACATCAGATGCAATAATGCTTCCCATTGAAACAATACCTTCTGTAAAGTATTCGATGAAGTATAAAGACTTTGATTTCGGTATGCTTGGAGGGATTTTAGGCGGATCATCAGCGATTGATTCAACTCTTGCAGGACGAGCAGGAGAAGGTGTGGCAGCTGCAATCGCATCTATTGGAAATCTGGCAAAAGGAGTTCCTGGATTAGAAGGTGTGGCGGGAGCTGCAGTTCAAGCAGGAAAATTAGCCGCGAAAGTAACAACTAATCCTTTTAAAGAAGTTTTATTTGAAGCTGTAAACTATAGAACGTTTTCATTTTCATATAGTTTTCTTCCAAAAAGTGTAGCCGAAGTATTAAATGTTCGTCGAATCATTGATCTGTTTAAGTTTCACATGCATCCCGAACTATCAAAAGATGGATTATTTTATGTTTACCCATCAGAATTTGAAATGCAATATTATTTTAAGGGGGAAGAAAACGAGTTTCTCCATAAAATCAGCACATGTGTTTTGACAGACATGCAAGTTACATATGGAAATGAATATTTTTCATCGTTTAGAGATGGTGAACCCACAGAAATCAGAATGTCTTTAACATTCCAAGAAGTCGAATTAATGACTAAAGAAAGAATCGTAAAGGGTTATTAATATGTCGTATTTCTCAAGATTTCCTTATGTTGCATATACTCTTGATTCGGGGGCGACATTTTCTGTAGTTGCAGATATTTTAAGAAGAATTTCTGTAAGTCAAGATACAAAGGAAAATTATAGCCTCTATGAAGAATACACAGTTAAAGACGGCGAAACACCCGAGATCGTTTCATTTAAATTTTACAATGACACTCAATATCATTGGGTTATTCTTCTTATCAATGACATAATTGATCCGCGATTTGATTGGCCTTTGACTGAAAAACAACTGTATAATTACTCAAGCGTAAAATATGGCGCCAACATATCTGCTGTTCGTTACTATACCATATCAAACACTGATACCACGGTAGTTGACCCCACACAAAGTTATAGATTAAAAGATATTGATGCGGGCCAGTCAGTTGGATCAGACGGAGGTCCTGTTTTTCCTTACGCTGATGCATATCCGGTGACGAATCTTGATCATGAAGCGAAGGTTAACGAAGAAAAAAGAAACATTCGTGTTTTGCGTCCGAAGTTCCTTGCAGCATTTCTATCTGAATATGAGGCCGTGATAAATGGCTAGTACAACTGAGTTAAGTTATCCAGGGCAAATTGACTTTCAATTTCTAAAGCTAATATCTTCAAATGGAATTGTAGTTGATTTAAATGATTACTTGATTGAGTTCAATCTGGTCGAGGATATTTTTTCAAACTTTCTGCATGGGCAAATATTAATAACTGATTCGAATAATATTCTTTCACGATTACCTATCGTAGGAGATGAAATACTTGTTGTCAGTTACGGAACTCCGTCTCTAAATGCTTATTTCAAGAAGTATTTTCACGTTTATTCTGTAACAGATCAAAAAACAGTTACAGATAATAACACACAAACATATATTCTACATTTTTGTTCACTCGAGGCAACATTTGATGCTAATCTGGCTGTGTATAAAGCGTTTTCAGGAAACGTTTCTGATGTTGCGTTTGAAATATATGATACTTTTTTGAAAAACCCCAGGTATGTCAAGTTTATTGAAAGTAGTATCGAAGCGAATGAGGAAGTGCAAACACAATTCTTATTCAGCGAAACACAAAATACTTTAAAATTTGTCAGCCCGGGATGGTCGCCTGCAAAGTGTTTAAACTGGTTAAGTTCAAAGGCAATTCCTCGAGACGGAAAGGCATGTGATTTTCTTTTTTGGGAAAGCACTGCAGGATTTTTCTTTTCAAGTATAGAAGACCTTCTGATTGAAGCCGATAAGACAAACAAAATAGCAGGGGAATATTTTTATATCCCCCCAGGAACCCTTGAATCAGGCGATACTGTCGCAAAACTTTTCTTGGCGCAGAGCTTCGAAGTGGTAAGTTTTGTTGATAATTTAAAAAACTTCACTAACGGATTCTATGCAAATAAGATTATTACTTACGATCCTCTTACTAAAAAGTATGAAGTGCAGGAATTTGATTATCCCACTGAATTTGATTCATTCACACATACTGAGGGTAAGTTGAGTGTTCCGACATTTACACAAGAAATATTTCGAAACTCAGAATCTTTTGTGAAAGTATATCCAACAAACTCTAAACTTTTTAGCGGTATAACTCAAAATTATACAGATCGAATGAAGGATATTTTCGGCAATAGAAATACGAAATTAAATGAGCTGAACAACTTTAAAGTAAATATTACCGTTCACGGCAGATCAGATTTATATGCCGGTGCAGTCATTCGATTTAATTATCCTGATACAGTCAGTCATGCAAATGCGAATGACCCGGGAACTGATATGTTATACTCAGGAAATTATATAGTTTCAACTATTCGTCACAAAATCAATTTCCGGAATCATGTAATGATTCTAGAACTAATCAAAGATTCATTTGCGAAGAAATCATGATATTAAAACAAGCATTTAATTGGTGGGTAGGAGTCGTTGAAGATAGAAACGATCCAGAAAAATTAGGTCGCGTGCGTGTGCGAATTATTGGCTATCATACCGATAATCGTTCAATTCTACCCACAGAAGACCTACCTTGGGCATTAATAATGCAGCCATCGACGTCTGCTGCGATCTCAGGCATTGGTTCTGCACCCGTCGGATTGATGACAGGCAGTTGGGTAGTAGGATTCTTCTTAGATGGCGATGATATGCAACAACCCATCATTATGGGTTCGTTAGGAGGATTACCTTCACCATTACCACGATGCGTTGAATCAACACAACAACAAACAAACAATCCTCCGAATGTAGTTAGATCAGCTGATGGTGCACCAGTTGTTGACGGATCAGGTAATCCTATTCTATCGGGGGCTGTATCGATTTCACCTGAAATAGGCACTTTACCTCCTCTAACAGAATTACAGGTGCAAAGATTGATGGACGAGGTAGGAAGAAAAGAATCTAGTTCTATTCCTGGCGGCACACAAAATTATGGGGCCCAAAACAGATTTGGTTATATTGGTAAGTATCAATTTGGGGCTCCTGCTTTAGCGACATTAGGGTATGTGAAGGTAGGAAATAATCAAAAGTTGTCAAACTCTGTTCTTGATGATCCCGAGTCTTGGACAAATAAAAACGGATTAAAGTCAAAGCAAGATTATATTAATCAAGGATCCAAACAAGAAAGAATAATGTTTGAGAATTTAACATTTAATTATAATGTGTTAAAAAGAAAGAACATTATAACAACAAATGATGATCCGGGAAAGGTTGCAGGTCTTTTAAGTGTTTCTCACTTATTGGGTGCGGGTGGTGCTATTGCCTTTGCTTCTGGAAAAGATAGTAAAGACGGTAACGGTGTAACAGGAAAAACATATTATGACTTGGGTGCTCTTGCTGTTGGGCCTTCAATACCATTACCCAATGAACCCCCAGGAGATATTCCCGCAAGCGTAAATCCTGCAGATCCTTTGAACAACATGAGCAATTTGGAGCCTCGCCCATTTGCTGATCCAAATAATGAATATCCTAAGTGTGATTATGCAAATCAACCTGACACAAATAAATTAGCAGCAGGTTCGATAGAAAAGACAGTAATCGAAAAAAGAAGAACAACAAGAAGAGAAGATATTCCTGTAGTCACTGGTGAACCTTGGGATGAACCCTTTCCCGCCTTTTGTGCAAAATATCCCTATAATCAAACGTTCGAAACTGAAGCGGGACACATTGTTGAGTTTGATAATACAAAAGGTCAAGAAAGAATACATGTATACCACAAGGCAGGAACATTTATTGAAATTGATGTAAATGGATCGATGGTCAGAAAAACTGTGGGTGATAACTTTGAATTAGTTGAACATAATAATTACCTGTATACTCGCGGCGCATACAAATTAACCGTTGAGGGTGCTACACAAATATTAGTTAAGAATAAAGCAGATATTCAAATCTATGGTGAAACTAATTTAACGGTTAATAATAAACTTAATTTAAATGTTGCAGAAGATATGAATATCATCGCGGGGGGTGATTTAAATATCAAAGCGAAGGCATTCAATATTGATACAGAACAAAACTTTGACGCTTATGTTGGGGGTGATGTAAGATTTACTGCCGCAGGCAATTTCGATACTGTTGCAGCGGATATAAATTTTGATCCAAGTGGGTTATTAAACCTTGCATCTGGTACGGCTTCAAGCGTTTCTTCAAATGGATTGGGGGTAGCACCAGGTACGCTTTCATTCGAAGAAACTGATGTTAATCCATTACAAAGACCTGATTGCAATCAAGATGCATTTGATTTAGATGCAGGTGAACCAGGGGCAGAAGAAATTCATCAACGACAAGTTGCCAATGGTGATGTAGTTGAAACTAGCCCAACTGAGGGTGCTTCATCTGAACCACAACAAAATGCTGTTCCTCCAATCGATTGTAATTGTAATGAATTTGTGGGAATCACATTCTTCTCAGATAATATTCAATTGTCACGTTACTTTAATTTAGGTCAATTGTCGTCTCGAGCAGTTGTTATTAAAGAAAAAGTGGTCAGTCAAAGAGGGTTAACAACAGGTCAAATCGTTTGTAATCTTAAAAATCTTGCAGTAAATTGCTTAGACAAGATAAAAGAAAAGTATCCTGATATGATAGTCACGAATGCATTCCGACTTGATGTAGCAGGAAGAACAAACGTTTCTGACCACGGTATGGGTATGGCAGCAGATATTCAGTTTCCGACAGTACAACCTTCACAATATTTCGAAATAGTTAATTGGATCGCGGAAAATGTGCCGTATAAGCAATTACTTCTGGAATATGGCGGAGGAGCAAGAAATCCATGGATTCATATTGCTTTTGATAAAGGGGGTCAAAGGGCTGCGGTACCCATTGCAACATTTAAAGATCACCAAGTTTACGCAAGAAACAAATTTATTAATCTAGCTTAATATGCCTCTTACTCCGGGTGTTCAAATAAAATTATTAGTTGGAAACGTTCAGGGGTTTCCCGACCCCCCATTAGGCTTTTCAGACCCCGAACCACTTTTAAAAGACATTTATGAAAACAACCCCATCTCTTTTGATTTAAGATATCAATTGGTTACTCCTGGGCCTATGCCGGGTGATCCTGAAACGAATGTATCAACTAAAGTGGATTTAGTTTCTTATACTGCTAATGTATCAGGTCTCTCTGCAATTAAAGTATCTGACCAGGTTATCCGCGTTTCCGGTACACCGACAGATATTTTTACTGATGGATATTATAATGTCTTATTAAGAGATAAAAAAACGTTGAAAAAACTTCAGAGTGATTCGGGAGAAGATTTTTTAACGATTGTTCAATGGGCTATACCTACAACACGAACAAAACAATTCACGCAAAACGTCACAGTAACAGTTACTAATCTAGATGATTCCTCATTTGAAAACAATTCAAACCTTTTGCTACAAACTGCTTATTGGAGATCAGACCTTGCAACAGCAACTTTTCGTAACCTTTTAAGTCAGAGTGATATATAATGCCAGCAGTTGCACGAGCTAATGGAACAGACACTGTATTTTCTCCTGATGGGGCAGGCCCAGGTAAACCCAATTGTCGATTACCGTTGAATACAAACACGGGTGCAGCAACCGTCACAAATGTGTTTGTAGAAGGCATCCCCCCCGTTGTTCAAGGTGATTTACCTGCTGTACACAATAGAACAGGGTGTATACCTGATACACAAGTTTTATCAACCTTTTCATCAAAAGTTTTTGTAAACGGAAAACCTATTGCAAGAATCGGTGATAATTATGGTGATAACATTATTACATCAGGTAGCACAAAAGTTTTTGCTGGTTAAAACAAAAGGTAATAAATACTTTTATGGCAAACAATACACGCTTATTCTCAGATATTAATTTAAATTTCAGATCGCACCCTGCAACTGCTGATGTTGTTAAAGTAGAAGATGAAGAAGCAGTGAAGAGTGCGATCCGTAATCTCATTTCGACTAAAAATTTTGATCGACCCTTTCATCCTGAAATCGGATGTGGTATTCATCAATTATTGTTTGAAAACTTTACACCATTGACGTTACAGCTGGCAAGAAAAGCGGTTGAAGATATTTTAAGGGCATATGAACCTCGAGCAGACATTATAGATATAATCGTGAGTAATACAGAAGATCAAAATGAATTGACGATTACGGTTATATTTAAAATTGTTAATAGTGATAAGCCAATAAAAGTAACAACACTTATTAATAGGAATAGGTAATGGCTACCAGTTTAAAAGTATCTGAACTTGATTTTGATGAAATCAAGAAAAATTTAAAGGATTTCTTTAAACAGCAATCCGAATTTACCGATTATGACTTCGAAGGTTCAGGTCTATCTGTTCTGATTGATACGCTTGCATACAATACTCACTATAATTCTTTTTATCTAAATATGGCGGTGAATGAGGTATTCATCGACAGTGCTGTTAAAAGAGAGTCAGTTGTTTCCCTTGCTAAAATGTTAAATTACACTCCAAGAAGTGCAAAGGGAGCTGTAGCAAAAATTAATGTAACAGTTAATAATGTGCAAGGAAATCCGCCATCTCTAATCATAGATCGTTACACTGCGTTTACATCTGTTATTGATTCAAAAACATACACATTTTATAATATTGAACCTGCAACAATTATTCCATCAGCAGGTGTTTATTCATATGAAGGTCTTTCTATTTACGAAGGAACCTTTGTAGTAAACAAATTTGAAGTGAAACCTACGCCAGGTCCTGCTCAAAAATATGTCATACAAAATAGAAATATCGATACTGACACCCTTAAGGTTTCTGTTCAACCAAGCTCAACATCTACAGAAACTGCAGCTTATGCACGATTTACAAAAGATATTACTGAATTAACAGGTGCTGCGGAAGTATACTTTCTTGAACAAAATGCATTTGGTTTATATGAGGTATATTTTGGCGACGGCATTTTAGGTAAAGCTCTTTCTGTAGGAAATCAGGTTACATTAGAATATTTGGTGACAGCAGGGGAAGTAGCAAATGTTTCAGAAAAAATTCCTCAAACATTCAGCGTTGCAACATCTATTCAAGGTTATACTGATGTTAGCATAGCAGTTACACAAAAATCATCTGGCGCCTCACCTGAAGAAACAATCGATGAAATTCGATTTAATGCAGTTCGAAACTCAACTGCACAAAATAGATTAGTTACAACTACAGATTATGAGAATTTTTTAAGAGGAACATATCCTTACATTGAACAAGTAATTGTATGGGGTGGAGAAGATAATGATCCACCAAAATATGGAAAAGTTTTTGTTTCAATTCAAACGAAACCTAATCAGATTTTGACTACGACAAGAAAGTCACAAATCCTGACAGAAATAGATAAACGTCGAATGTTGGGAATGCAAACCGAGTTTGTTGATCCTGAAATCTTTTATATCGTTATTCAAGATATCGCAAAGTATAATCCTAATGTTACAAATGATAGTTCAACAGATGTAGAAAATGCTATTCGTATTGCGATAGAAAACTACTTTAATGAAAATATTACTAAATTCGGCGATGACTTCTCAGCTTCAAAACTTATCGCAGCTATTGATGGTGCAAAGCAATCTATTTTAAGTAATAGTATGATTCCTATTCTTGAAAGACGATTAAATCCTGATCCTGGAGTAGCGTTCTCACAAAGTTTTAAGTTGGAAAATAAGATAGAACATGAAGTACTTTCATCTACGTTCTTCTTCTATAATTTATTAGGCGAGGTTATTGAAAGTAAGTTAATTGATATTAAGGATGAAAGCTCAAAAATTGTCACAGGAAGCTATCGCAGAACAGGTCAAATTGTCTCTGTTAATACGCCACTTGCGCCTCATGGGTTGGTCGCTGGAGAAAAAATAACAGTTAACTTCACAGGGTCTGCTTTAGACGGGATATATACTGTTGATTCTGTTCCAACACCACGAACTCTTACATTAATTACACAAGAATCTGGTGTTGATTATGGTTCAATTACTATTACAGAATCACAAACAGGAACAATCAAGGTTGTAACAACAAGAGATAATCGTGTCTTGAATAATAACGTAGGAAAAATACAATACGATTCAGGTGTTGTGGTGATTAACAGTCTTAACGTTTATGGATTTTTGATTGACCAAACAGATTTACGCTTATATTTGCGCTTAACACGAGATTCAGAAGATATATTTGTTTCGAAAAATCAAATTTTACGTCTTGACACAGACTCTGCTAACGAAGCTGTTAATAGATTGGCAGGAACTTCGATTAGCACACTTGCGGTACCTAAATAATAATGACTACTTCTATCGACGAAAAATTATCTCAACTAGTTGAGGATCAGTTACCCGATTTCGTTCGGGAAACATATCCTATTTTTCAAACTTTTCTTGAAAAATATTACGAATACAATGAACAGAATGGGCAAGTTCAATATAATATACAAAAGGCCCGCTCATTTGCTGATATAGATGAAACAGCAAATGCTTTCGTTGACTATTTTATTAGTCAATATGCTTACAATTTACCTAAGAGTGTTTTTAAAGATCAGCTTTCTTTAGTTGATAGCGGGCTTGTCAGTTCAACAGAAAGTAAAAGATTACTTGCAAAAAGATTAACTGATTATCATGGATCTAAAGGATCTGAAAAAGCGATACGTTTGCTGTTTCGTTTGTTGTTTGATGCTGAAATAAGTGTTTATTATCCGAAGGTTGATATATTTCGCCCATCAGACTCCGAATGGAAAACAATCAAAACAATATTCTTATATGATCCTTTAGCTAATGTTGTTGTTTCAGAATACGGTGCAGGTGTTATTCGAGGTCAACAATCAGGTGCATCAGTAGTCATTGACTCATTGTTTTCATTAAAGTTTCTTGAAGATGGTACGATTCCTCTTTATGAAATGAAAATTGAAAACGATTCGCTAACCGGTGACTTTATTCCCGGTGAGATAGTGACATTAAATTATGGAAATCTGACAACAGGTAATTTGGATATAGTAGGAAATATTAAGTTTTATAATGCTATTTCTTCTATTGATATTATCGATCCTGGAACAGGGCATGTTGAAGATTCTGAGCTGTATGATGATACTATATCTGTTTCTACCTTTTTAGGAACAATCGGTCGTGTTGGACCCACTGGACAAATCAAACAAATCGATTTAGTTAATCATGTTGATACAGATAATGAATATAATAGTTCAACTGTTTTAAATTTATTTTTCCCCACACCGCTAGTAAATTATAATGGCGCGTTTTCTCTTAAAGGTAACATCGCAGACATTACATTGTTCTCCTCAGGGAATGCGTTATTTCACGGGTTATCATATAACGACACGATTAACCTGACATTTACTTCAGGTGTTACTCGAGGATCAAATACTTATACTGTCAATTCTGTTTTAACAAGCAAAAAATTTAATGTAGCAAATACCCTTATTCGCGGCAATGCGGGAGTAATTACAGGTAATTTGACATTAGATGCAAGAAGTGCAAATTTAGTTCCTCGATTTGGTGCGATTGCAAGCTATCCTGCAGAGTTTTTAAACAAAAACAGTCAAATTTCAGATGAAAAAAAGCTACAAGATGGTGACTTTTATCAAGATTATTCTTATCAAATAACTGCCGACCAGTCGTCATATCTTTGGAAGGATATAATTAAGAAAAGTATCCATCCAGTGGGATACAAATTATTCACGCGCGTATTCTTGGTTTTTGCAAATGCATTTTCTGCCACTAAAGTTGAACCAGGAGGTGCATACACAACCTCTTTAATGCGCCTTCAAATCGCGAACCCTATTGGAGCAGATGTTCCTTCTCGAGGTATTAATCAGATCATTATTGAATCAGTTGGGCGTGTATCTCGAGACATTTACAAATACAGAAGTTCAGGCATATTCTATAGAGATTTTGATAGATGGAAATTTTATAATTCAAGTTTAAGGATTTATGATATTCAAGATTGGACGCCTGAGAGAGTAACTAATAATTATGACAAACTCACAGATCCTCAAATAGCTTTATCGACGGATATATATCAAGGCTTATCTAATGTGATATTGAATAGTCGCTTTACATCTTCATCTAACTGGGCTGTAGGTGCAGGCCAATCGATTTCATTGGGTAATTTAGATATTACTGCAGCGACCTCAAACACAGTGCAACAATACACTGCTGATGCAAACAATAAGTATATGGCGACATATGAAATTATTTCTAGTTCAGCGGGTTCAGTTGCTTTAGCATCAAATACGTTTGTCGGCACATCCAGATCATCACCTGGATCTTATAGTGAAATTTTTTGGATTGATACTCCAATCGCAAACGTAATCGTTTCAGCAACAGGATTTACGGGCAATGTTAGTAATGTACATGTTAAAAAGTTAATAAGACGATTAGGATAAATTCCTATAAATATTAGAAATATTTCGGAGACCCTGAATGGCAGCTATCATTACAAAAGATACACGACTTTTAAATGCCAAAGCATTCGTCGAGTCGGTATCTGAGTCAGAAAATACAGTATATTATGTTTTCCTCGGAAAACCCACTACTTGGCCTACAGAAAATGCGCCACCCCAGGCTGCAGATGATTACGCCACTCAAAGAGATATTTGGGATAATATGGAGGCAATGAAATTAGTCACAACCAATGACATAATTCATGCTATCCCGCGATATAATTGGGCAGCAGGCAATGTATACGCACAATATAATGATAGAATCGCATCAGGGAATTTGTTTGATTTTAGATATTTTGTTATCAATTCGCAATACAACGTTTATAAGTGCCTAAGCAATGGGTTAGGTAATGTAACTATTAATGAACCCCTAGGAACTGGTGCAGTGCATACAGGGTTGGTTGAAAACAAAAATGCAACACAAGATAGTTATGTTTGGAAATTCATGTATACCATTCCTGTGGGTACTTGGGTCAAATTTGGCACAACTAGCTTTATTCCTGTACTTAATGTAAATTCTTCAGTTAGCACATTAGCTTCTAATGTCACAGGTATTTACGGATATAATATTTTAAGTGCAAACGTAGGGGGTCCAACACCCACCCCAGGATTATATTTTGCAAAAATTGTAGGTGCCGGCGATGGAACTGCAAATGCATATATTCGTATTAACAGTGCGGGTAATGTGAGTAGTGTTACTACGAGAGTGTATGGAAACAGCTATATACAAGCAAAAATTACAGGTCTAATCGACCCGGCAACAGGAACAAATTACGGCTTGGGTAATGTTGTTATTGAACCTATTCTTTCACCTCCTGGCGGTCATGGATCAGATACAATTGACGAACTTGGTGCAATTTACGCTATGGTGAACGTAAGATTTGAACAATCTGATGCACCTACTATTCCGACTGAAAATTTTAAATTTAGGCAAATCGGGGTTTTAAAAGATCCTACTCTCTTTGGTACAACAAATGTTCCTACTCTTACGGGTGCAAATACACTGCTAAGAGCCTATTCGAATGTAACTATTGACGGTGTTATCACGAATTCATACAAATTGACTTCAGGTGCAACGCTAAAAGGATTGACTTCTGGAGCTAATGCAACCGTTGTAGGGTTTGTTGGTAATGTCATTAATTATGTGCAAACAGAAACATCGTCTGCAAACGTTGAAGCAAACTTTAAACGTTTTGTTTTAAGTGAAAATTTATATGTAGATAGCATCGGTGTTGGACAAATTCTTGAATTAGGTAATGCTGCTGTTAATCCTAGATCGGGCGAAATTATCTATATAGATAATAGAAATGTAATTACAAGAGCTACTGACCAAGTAGAAGACGTTTTCGTAGTTATAGAATTTTAAAGAGAAGCCATGGCAATTAATTTTAATGTTAATCCATATTATGATGATTATGACGAGGATAAGGGATTCCATAGAATTCTATTCAAACCTGGCGTGGCAGTGCAAGCGCGTGAACTTACGCAATTGCAAACTATTATGCAAAAGCAGGTTGAAAGAATGGGAAAGCACTTTTTCGAAGAAGGTGCCATGGTCATTCCCGGTCAAATATCAATTGACAAAAATGTAAAAGCAGTCAAATTAACTACTGCCAGTGTTGGATCAACAAATCTATCAACACTTTTTAATGGCGAGAATAAAATTATTGTCGGGAATAGCACAGGAGTCGAGGCTCTTGTACTTTTAGGACTTAATGCTGAGGGAGATGATCCCCCAACACTTATTGTTCGTTTTACAAAAACAGGCACTAATTTTGTAACAAACGAATTTGGAACATCTGAAACAATCACGATTCAAGGTACAAGCACAGTTTTTGTTACGAATGCAACTCAAGCTGTATTTTCAAGTTCTATAGCCGCTATACAAGAGGGTGTTTATTTTGCTAACAATAACTTTATTAAAGTTTTAGCACAAACTATACCTCTTGAAAAATATACAAATACACCATCTTATCGTGTCGGATTAACATTATCAGAAACAATCGTAACAGAAATAGACGATGAAACATTGTATGATAATTCTATAGGCACAACTAATGAGTCAGCTCCTGGAGCAGATCGTTATAAGATGGAGCTTGTACTATCAAAACTTTCTCTTACATCTGAATTTGATCAAGACTTCTTTGAACTTGCCCGAATTGAAAATGGAGTTATTTTAAGAACAGTAAACAGAACACAGTATAATATTCTTGAAAAAACTCTTGCAAGGAGAACATTCGAAGAATCTGGGAACTATACAGTCAATCCTTTTAGAATTCAGATTCGTGAACATCGAAACAATGATAGAGGACAATGGGCACAAGGTGCAGCTTATTTGAGAAAAGATGTTGTTATCAATAACGGGAATATATATGTCGCTATTGATTCGGGTACTGCAGGCGGAACAGCACCCGTACACACCCTTGGTGCAGTTAGTGATGGCACAGTTAAATGGTTATATACAGAAAATCCTCCATATAATCGAGGATTTTCATTGACTGGGTCGGAGACAAATTTATCTGTAGGTATTGAGCCAGGAAAGGCGTATATTAATGGATATGAAATTGAAAAAATAGCCACACAATACTTAACTGTATCAAAGGCACGTGACACGCGCGCAGTCAGTTCAGAAGAAATAGATGTAACTATAGGAAACTACGCTTTAATAACAGATGTAAATATGGGTGTAGCTGCAACTACATTTGATTTTTCAAAGTTTCCTAATGTTAAGTTATATTCAGATTTAGAAGCAACAACTGAGATTGGAAGCGCTAAACTTCGCGGAGTTTATTACCATACAGGAAATGCATCTCTAGCTAATGCAGTATTTAAACTGTCACTATTTAACATAAACGTTAATGAAAACTTTAGCTTTAAGCGCGATGTTAAGAGAATAAAAGCTGTTTCTGGAGCTACAACAACTTTTAGTGCTAATATTGCATTGTATGAGTTAAATCCCGGGCTTAACACAGATTATGTAGAATTACCGCAAACAGTTTCTGTTTCGGGTACAGCTGTTACCGGTCAAGGAACATCATTTTTCAATGACTTTAAAGCTGGCGACTATATTTACATTGATTCAACAAAACAGTTATTAAAAGTTAGCTCAATTACAAGCGACTACTCTCTTACAGTCTCAACCTCAGCGATATCTGCAACAAATTCACGATACTATCGTGCAGAAATGGTATTGCGTGAACCAGAGCATACACCTGCATTGTTTTCTTTACCGTTTGATGCTATAAAATCTACATCGAGTGCAGTGTTTTATAATTTAAAAGCTCTTGAAAGAACCGCTGCGGCTGGTGTTGTAACTATTGATTCGGGTAATGTTGTGCCTTCAAACATGACTCTTGATGATGTGGTTGTATTCAATAGAACCGATAATGGTAATACACAATTAGCAACGTCTTTAACGGTTGGTACGGGGGGTGCAGGGTTTACTTTAAGCGGGTTGACAGGAACTAATGATTATACAATTTTAGCACCAATTAAATCAGCCGCTGCTGCACGCACTAAGACTTCCACAATTAAATCACAACTTCTTACAAATGATGCTGCTAAAGGAACTGTTCTTTTAATTGAAAACTTCGATGTTTATAAAATTGATGCAGTAAAACAAATCGGAACCTTTGCAAACAATTTAGCAGGGAATGTAGATATAACTCATTGGTTTACGTTTGATAGCGGGCAAAGACCAACACATTATGAAAGATCGCGATTAACACGAAAAACAGGATTTCCTGCGCCTGGCGGAAATGTAAGAATTGATTTTCGTTATTTTCTTCATGGTGGTGGATTAGATGGATACTTTGATGCAAGCTCTTACAATAATATTAATTATGAGGATATACCTATAGTCGGAGGATATATTAAATTATCTGATGTTTTGGATTTCAGGCCTGTTCTTGAATCAACAATTACAGGAGTTACAGGTATAGAAGAAGGAAGTTCGGGGTTCCAATCATCTTTCTTACCTCACAGAAATTATCCTTTAACTGTAAATTATGAACACTATTTACCTCGAATAGACAAAATTAGCATGGACCTACGTGGTAACATATTTACCACAGCGGGGGCACCTTCTGTAGTGCCTGCAGATCCTGAAAATCCAGCTACAGGCATGACATTGTATAAGTTAAATTTAGCACCTTATACACCAATACCCTCGCCTCCTGCTGTCAATATTTCTTATATCGATAATAAGCGTTACACGATGAGAGATATTGGTGAGCTTGAAAAAAGAATACAAAATGTAGAGTATTACACAGCCCTTTCCCTATTAGAACAAGATACGGCGTCATTATCAATTCGTGACTCTTTAGGTTTAGAAAGATATAAGAACGGATTTATTGTTGATAATTTTGAAGGTCATGGTGTAGGAGAGGTAACTTCTCTAGATTATCGTTGTGCAGTTGATATGGAAAATAACGAATTACGTCCAACCCATACAATGCAAAACGTTAACTTAATTGAAAAGTCTCCTTCGACGCGAACCACATCTGGATATCAAGTCACGGGTGATTTGATCACTCTTAAATATACGCATAAAGTTTTAGCGCGTCAGGCATTTGCATCAAAAACAGAAAACATCAATCCTTTTGCAATTGCATCATTTAATGGGTCAATAACATTAAATCCTCCTGGCGATGAATGGTTCGAAGTTGAGCAAAGGCCTGACATTATTGTAAACCAAGAGGGTGATTTTGATGCAACCGTTGCATCACTCCAAGCCACAGGATCTTTAGGAACTGTTTGGAATGCATGGCAAACACAATGGACAGGTTCAACAATCACTACAGGTTTGACTGTTGATAGTTATGGCTTTGGAACATTTACTGCTGAGGAATTCGCTACAATAAATGGTAGCGGAGGATTGTGGTCAGATACAATATTTGCTATGTCAGATTCAGCAACTCAAGCCAGAATAAGAACAGCATGGGATGCCACACCAGCCATTGACAATTCAGGCTCAACATGGTAAATACGAAAAGGAAAGAATAAAAAATGGCCTTAAGACAAGTTCTCCGTCAACAAACTGCTACTCAGAGAGGAATAGCACGTGAAGGTGTTCGAACGTCAGTTGTTTCTCGTATTGATAGAAGAACAGTTGATGATAGAATAGTTTCAACTGCTACAATTCCTTTTATTCGTTCGCGATTTATTGCCTTTGTTGGCAGAAATTTTAAACCCAATACACGATTATATGCTTTCTTTGATGAAATACCTGTGAATTCGTATATAACACCTGCCTCCAATGTTGGTGTATCTAGTGTGTCTGGAAAGTTTGACTTTGAATCTTCAGCCGAACAATATGCAGAAGAAAACGCTTTGGGTGCAAGACGTGTTGAAAATAATCACCAAAGCGCATTTAATAAAGGTGATATTGTTTTTGTTTCACAAAGAACAGGATATCCCACTGCTAATACATTAACTAATACTCCCGGCAGTGGTGTTTTGACGTATTATGGAGCAGGAAATGTAATGTATCTTACCAATATAAAAGGTACATTATTGCAAGGTGATATTGTTACTGGATCAATTTCAGGAGCATCGGCGACTCTAAGTGCAACTGTTACTGCGCCTCAAATGGGAACAAACATTTTAACAAATGCTACAGGTGATATTGCTGGCACTTTTCTTATTCCTAACACTAGCTTTTTAAAGTTTAGAACAGGTGTTAGAGAATTAGTTTTCTCTGATGATCCTAACAATAACAAGATTCTTGCAGAAACTCAAGGTCGTGTTAATTACAGTGCGGTCGGCACTTTACAAACAAGACAATCAACTATAGCAGCTGTTAGAAACGCCGAAGTTGTTCGTGAAGTTGTAAGAGAAACAGATACTGTTACTGACACTGCAGATAGAATTATTGCAGATACGGGTTGGTATGATCCGCTTGCACAAACATTCTTGATTGATGTTAAAAACGGTTGCTTTTTAACTAAGGTTGATATTTTCTTTCAATCGAAAGATTCATCATTACCTGTCTCCTTAGAAATTCGTAACACTGTAAACGGATATCCAGGTAAACGTGTTCTCCCTTTCTCAAAAGTAACCTTGAACCCAGAAGAAGTTACAACGTCTACAAATGCTTCAACTGCAACAACCTTTACATTTAAGAGTCCTGTTTATGTAGAGGAAAACGGAGAATATTGTATTGTTCTATATACTGATTCAATTAATTATAAAGTTTGGATTTCTGAATTGGGTCAAAATGAATTGGGTACAGACAGAAGAATTTCTCAACAGCCTTATGCAGGTGTTTTATTCAAATCACAAAACGCTTCTACATGGACAGCGGATCAACTTCAGGATTTGAAATTCACTTTGTATAGAGCTGAGTTTGATACGTCAACGACTGGAAGATTTACAGTTGTCAATGAATCATTGCCTTTCCAAAGATTGCCTGTAAATGCCTTGAAATTTAAAGGAAATTCAAACGTCGTTACTGTAATTCATCCATCTCACGGATTTACAAATGGGTCATCAGTTCAAATAACAGGATTTGATGGGGCTTACAATATCCCAGCAGGTAACGTTAACGCAACTCACACCGTTGGGAATGTTTTAATCGATTCATATACAATTACAGTAGGTAATATTGCTGATAGATCTATATCTCACACTTCAAGTAATATAAGAGCAACACGTGATTTAGTATTTAGCGTATTACAACCTGTTATTGAATTTAGAAATTTCACAGGTACCGACGTTTCCTTTAGAGCAAATGTCACTCCCGGAAATGTAGCTACCGCAGCTAAAGAACTTTCAATACCTGTTCTGGCAAATGAAAATAATTATTTTGCTGCGCCTAAAGCAGTTAAGTCAACATTAAACGAAAACGCACCTTCTGGAGCGGCAAGAAAGTCTCTAGAAATCACTGCTACACTTTCTTCTACTCTTGAAAATTTATCTCCTGTCATTGATATAAACAGAACATCTGCTATTGTTGTATCAAACAGAATAGACAATGTTACACAAGCTAATGTGTTGTTTGTTCATGACACTTCAAATGTTTTAACTGCTAATTCGAATATTGCTCTTTCAGGTAATTTGATAACAACAAATAATCCGGTAGTAGCAAATATTCTTGGAACTCTACATGTAGGCAAATCATTACAGATCAGCTCAAATGCGGGTGTTAACGCTAATGTAATTATTTCGCGTGTTACAAATGACGAAAGAGGTAACGCAAATGTAGAAGTATATTACACATTCGCAACACAACCTGTGTCATCGAATGTCGTTACTTTAGTTCAAAGAGATTCGTTTGTTGACGAAAGAGCTTATTTGGGCGGCTCAGCGGCAGCAAAATATGTTACTAAGCAAGTGACTTTAGAATATCCTTCGAAGTTCTTAAAAATTCTGTTTAGTTCAAATGTACCTCGTGAAGGTGAAATTGATGTTTATTATAAGATTTTACCTCAAGGATCACAAAGACCTTTGGGACAAGAAAATTATATTCTAGCACAACCTTTATTCCCAATACAAAAGAGCGAGAATCCCAGAACATTTTATGATGTGAATTATGAGATTGACGACTTGCCTTTGTTTACTGCAGTTACAGTTAAAATTGTATTTAGGTCTTCAAATAATGCTCAAGTTCCATCGATCAAAGATCTAAGAATAATAGCATGCCCTTAAAAAAAGTAAAAGATAACCCCAATCTGTTTCGAGATGCACATTCGAATGCTATCGTGAATCGAGACGTAAGGGGTTATCAAGACTATATTGCTAATAGAGATAGAATGAAAAGTCAAGAACAAGCAATGTTAAATAATAGTAAAGAAATTGAAAATCTCAAGAAAGATGTTTCTGAGATTAAGGATTTGTTACAAGTAATAGCTAATCGATTACAGGAAACGAAATGACAATTCAAGTAAATATCGTTGATACCATTGAAGAATGGCGTGTAAAAACAAATGAGATGGGAGTCAAGATTGCTGATCTTGACAACAACCTCTTTACTATCAACGTCATTGCTTCAGGTAATATAACCGTTAGTGGAAATCTTACATCCGGAGGCAATCTTGTTGTTTCTGGAAATGCATCCGTTGGAGGTAACATTTCGGGTTCCAGTAATCTGGTTATTGCCGGTTATAGTTCGGTTACGGGTAATATTTCAACAGCTTCCAATGTTATTGTTTCACGTGACGCTATTGTTACTGGTAATATTGTAACAAGTTCTAATGTTGTAGTAGCAAGAGATGCTATTGTTACTGGTAATGTTTCTACAAGTGGTAATGTTGTTGTAACAAACGAAGCGCGTGTAACAGGAAACATATTTACAACATCAAATTTAATTGCATCAAAAGATTTAGTAGTTTCAGGTAATGGATTTATTACGGGTAACGTAGCCGCTGCAAATATTAATGCAACAATCAACTATAAAACATATGTTGCAAACAAACCCTCTATTAATGTAATTTTCAAAGGAAATATTCTCGGCGTAGCTAATTTGGCGTTAAGTAATGAAAATACAAACATTATTGATGTTTCTGCAAATGTAGCGGCTGATTCAGTTACATTAGGCACACACACTGTAGGCGATTATGTAAAAACTATTAGCGGAAGTGCAGGGAATATTACTGTTGGTACAGGCACAGGTGAAGGCTCTGTTCCTATTGTTGATCTTATAATGACCAATGTTGATCCCGGTGTCTATGGTAACGCCAATGCTGTTCCTAGAATAACTGTAACTAAAGATGGCAGATTAACAAATGCAGGTAACCTATTAATTGATCGCAATTATGGGTTAACAACTAACAAACCATCAATTAATATACGGTTCACGGGTAATATAGTCGCAAATGCAAATCTAACATTATCAAATGAAGGTACAAATATTCTAACGGTGACAGATGGGAATGTTGGTGTCGATTCAGTTACATTAGGTACACACACTGTTGGTGATTATGTAAAAACTGTTACAGGGACTTCTGGAAATATTACTGTTACTAGTGGGACAGGTGAAGGATCAACACCAACAATCGATCTTGCAATGACTAATGTTTCTCCTGGTGTTTATGGAAACGCTAATGCTGTACCTGAAATAATAGTAACAAAAGACGGTAGACTAGTAAATGCAGGTAATTTATTAATTAATAGGACTTATGGGTTAACTGCAAACAAGCCTTCTGTAAACTTAAACTTTATTGGAGACGTAACTGGAAAAGCGAACGTCAACTTAAGCAATGAAAACACTAATGCATTAGATGTTACGTTAACAATTGCAGCCGACTCAATTGCACTAGGAACAGACACAACAGGAAATTATACTAATCGAGTTGTTGGTGGTACAGGTTTAACAGCTACAGGTACAGCTGATGAAGGTAATGTTATAACAGTAGGATTAGCAACTGTTGCAGGACTAACTGTTGGAACATATGGGAATGCTAATGCAGTATCACAGGTAACTGTTGACTCCACAGGTAGAGTAACATCAGCAGCTAACTTGTTAATTGATAGAAATTATGGGTTAACTGCAAACAAACCATCAGTTAACTTGAAATTTACAGGTGATGTTACTGGTACAGCTAATATAAATTTAGCAAATGAAAATACTAATGCATTAGATGTGACAATGACAATTGCTGCAGATTCAATTGCACTAGGAACAGATACAACAGGTAATTATACTGATAGGGTTGTTGGTGGTACAGGTATTACTGCTACAGGTTCAATTAATGAAGGCAATGTTATAACTGTTGGCTTAGCAACTGTTGCAGGCTTGACAACAGGAACATATGGGAATGCTAATGCAGTATCACAGGTAACTGTTGACTCAACAGGTAGAGTAACAAGTGCAAGCAACCTATTAATTGATCGCAATTATGGGTTAATAACCAACAAACCAGCAATTAACGTTAGATTCGTAGGTAACATTATAGGCAATGCCAATTTAACATTGTCAAATGAAAATACAAATAACTTTCAGATTTCTGCTAATCTGAATAATGTATTCACGGGTACCCCAGGGCAGACATATGGGTCAGATACAAAGGCCATATCAATAAAAATTGACCCTTCAGGTAGAATAGAAACTATTTCAGAAGCTACTATATCTATAGCACCTCAATTAGGAAACTATGTAAAAGAAGTTGGCGGAAGTGCTAACATAGTTGTGACCAACGGATCGGGTCAAGGATTACTCGCAAACGTTGATTTAACGATGACCAATGTTGATCCCGGTGTCTATGGTAACGCCAATGCTGTTCCACAAATAACTGTAACTAGAGATGGTAGATTAGTAAATGCAAGTAACCTATTAATTGATAGAAATTATGGGTTAACTGCAAACAAACCATCAGTAAACTTGAAATTTACAGGTGATGTAACAGGAACAGCTAATCTAAACCTTTCTAATCAAAACACCAATTTATTAGATGTAACATTAACTGTTGCTGCTGACTCAGTTGCACTAGGTACAGATACAACGGGTAACTACGTAAAATCTATTGCAGGTGCAAGTAGTAGTGCCAATATTGTTGTACAAAATGGTAGTATGGAGGGTGGTGATGCAACAGTTGATTTAGTTGCAACTGCAGTTTCTCCAGGAACATATGGTAATGGCACATGTGTCGGTACATTCACCGTTGATAAAACAGGTAGATTAACAAATGCAAGTAATACAGCAATTACATTTCCCACAGTAACTCAACAATTTGGCAAAACTAACGAAACAATTTTCTCCTGTACACAAACCTCAGTCGGAAGTTTAAGTACCTCAAATCCAAACTTTATTGTTGGTCCTGGTTCAGGATTTGCCATAACATCAGGGGGATTTAACACAATCCTTGGTGCTTGTGCAGGCAATTTAATTACCTCTGGCAGTAGAAATTTCCTTGTCGGAACATGTGCAGGAGGAAACATTGCAACAGGTAATGATAATATTATCTTTGGATGTGTCACAGGAAATGTGGGATTAACTGCTTCTACTAGTAACGTTATTATTATGGCTACGGGGGGAGTACCGAGACTTGAAATAGATTCAACCCGTAACAATATATTTGCAGGGACATGTGCAGGATTTTTTAATACAACAGGTGCATGTAACATCTTTATAGGCCATCTAGCTGGGATATGTAATACTATAGGCGCTGTAAATATTTTTATGGGGGAAAACGCCGGAGCGTGTAATTCTACAGGTTGTTGCAATAACTTCTTTGGTCGTTATGCAGGTCTTTGTAACTCTGCAGGTAGTTGTAATAACTTCTTTGGGGGAGCAGCAGGTCGTAGTAATTCTACAGGTAGTTGCAATAACTTCTTTGGGCATCGCGTTGGGTTTTTGAATACAACAGGCAATAATAATGTTTTCTTAGGAACATATGCGGGATACAATAACACAACGGGTAGCGAAAATGTATTTTTAGGTTGTTATGCGGGGCGCTGTAATCGTCCGGGATGTAGAAATCTTTATTTAGGAGTGTGTGCAGGAGGTAATGTAACAACAGGTAATGATAATATTATCTTTGGGTGTTTAACTTCTTGCGTGGGATTAACTGATGCTACCAGTAACGTCATTATTATGGCTACTGGTGGTGTGCAGCAACTTAAACTTGACTCTGCTAAAAGAAATATTATACTAGGGCAATATGCTGGAGCGTGTCTTGGTGGAGCATCAGCAGATCATAACTTCTTTGCAGGACAATGTACAGGATTTAGTACTACTAATGGCAGATATAACACTTTTATTGGAAGATTTGCAGGTCTTTGTAATACTACGGGAATAGGCAACAATTTCTTTGGAAGATTTGCAGGTCGGTACAACACCTCAGGATGTAATAACTTTTTTGGAGGTGTTAGTGCGGGCACCTGTAATACAACTGGTTGTAATAATACGGCTTTAGGTCTATCTGCTTTCTTTTTTAATACCATAGGATCCGATAATATTAGTATAGGTTGTGGAGCGGGAACTTGTAATCTTTCAGGTTGTAAAAATATATACTTAGGTTGGCGCTCTGGGGGGAATGTGACAACCGGTAATGATAACATTATGTTTGGAAATCTAACCTCTAACGCAGGATTAACTGATTCTACAAGTAACGTCATTATTATAGCCACTGGGGGTATTCAAAGATTTGAAATAGATTCAAACTGTAATAATATATTTGCCGGAACATGTGCAGGTAGTCTAGCAAGAGGTTGTCACAACATCGCTGCGGGTTTTTGTGCTCTTGGAGTACAAACTACTTCATGTTATAATACAGCATTTGGGTATTTAGCGGGTCAATGTATTACAACCGGAACATGTAACATGTTATTCGGGACATGTGCAGGCCAACGTATTACAACGGGCAGCAACAATACTTTGTTCGGACATGCTGCAGGTACTAGCATGACAACAGGGGTTAATAATACATTTATTGGCATGGGTGCAGGTGCTGATAATCTCATCGGATCTAGGAATGTTGCATTAGGTTATTTCACCGCACAATACTCACAGTCAGCGGGTGATAATATCAGTATAGGCACTTACGCGGGTAGGTATACTGAAGGTTGTAAAAATATCATGATAGGTGAATCTACGGGTGTCTATGCTTGTATATCACCTGCACCAAATAATAACATCGGGTTAGGCAGCGGAACTTTTCATGGAATTGGGCTTTATGATGTTGACCAAACCGTTTTCGGTTGTAACCCTCCCTTTGGTTTGAGCGGATGTGAAAATATAGCTATGGGTCATAGAGCTGGAGCATTCTTAACAACAGGAAATAATAATATTTTCATTGGATGTTGTACAGGTTCTAGCACCGGTGGATTAGGAAAACTAACAGGAACATCTAATAGAATTCTTTTAGGAAATTCTTCACATAATTGTGCATGTATTCAAATTGCGTGGACAGTAGCCTCTGACATTCGTGACAAATGCATATTCGGACCTGTTCCTCATGGTAAAAATTTCCTTAATGCCATCAATCCAATAACATACTCCTTTAAAAATCGTGAAACAAATGAACTCACTGAAACAAAGAAACGTTATGGATTTAGTGCACAGGAAGTTTTAGCTGCAGAGGGCGACAATCCGATTATTGTTGGATCAGATACGCCTGATAAGTTAGGATTGACACATGAATATATTATACCTATCCTTGTAAATGCCGTGAAGGAACTTACACAGGATGTTGAAGAACTAAGAGCCGAAATAGCAGAACTTAAAAAGAGAGTATAATGGGAACCGTAACGAATCTCTACATCGACCAAGGTACAACGTACAATGCGATTGTACAGGTCTTTGATGATGATGACAATCCTTTTAATTTGACAGGATATAGAGCAAACGCACAAATTCGAAAGAATTATGCAGCTTCAACTGTATCAGCTGAGTTCACTGCAAACGTTCTTTCTGTTTCAAACGGCACAATATCATTATCTTTGACTCCATCACAAACAGCGAATCTTAAATATGGTAGATATGTTTATGATGTTGAGATCACTAGTAATACCAACATTTTAAGACCTATTGAAGGCATAGTCGTTGTTTATCCTCAAGTTACGAGGTAAGTGTGAAGATAAAAAAGGCGGTACTTCTTGTTTTAACAAATAAAACAAAGGGGTCTGTATTATCTTCTGAAGGTGTTTACGGGGTATTGAATCCCGTAAAACAAAAAGGTTTAATGCTTTCTGAAAATGAGTTAATATCTAACTTAAATCCTTTATTTCAAGATATTACAACATCAAACGATGCATTCACTACAATACTATTTTACAATCGTAGTATTGTTGGTGATTCAATTGATGAACTTGATGTTGTCAATCTTACATTCAATAAGCCCCTCTCTGACTCTACGACTTTCACTGATAGTATCATCAGATCGCAAGGCAAAGGTCTAGTTGATAGTATTATCACAGGTGAAATATTCTCAAAATCAATTACAAAGAGATTGAGCGATGAAGGTATAGCTGTTGAGCGATTCACCTTGTCTTTAAGCAAAACAGTAAGCGATGCCTCAGCAATTTCTGAAACGTTAAGCAAACTTATTACAAAAGTAAATGCAGATACAAGAAGTACATCTGAATTTATAGCTTTACAAACAACAAAACCTTTATCCGATGTAAAAACATCTGCAGATTCAAGCACCGTTACCTTTGCAAAATCACTAAATGATATATCGCAACACATCGAACAAACTATCTTTAACTTCTCTAAGACATTAGCAGATCAAAACAGTTTAGTAGATACACCAGCAAAAAGTGTTAGTAAGATCGCACAAAGTCAATTTGAACAATCAGATACATCTAGTTTAAGTACAACTAAATTTCAAAGTGATTTGGTATCTTTAACAGATAGTGCAATCAATAACATTATAAAAGGCATTGCAGACGTTTCTGCAAACTTTGAATCTTTGTTTTTTGATGCCATCAAGATTCTAAGTGATGATTCTTTAAAGGCAGATACTCCACAAAAATCTTTAACTAAGATAACAGAAGATTTCTTCTCAACACTTGATAGTGTTGTTGCAACATTAATTAAAGAGCGTGCACTTACTGATTCGATTGCCTCAGCTGATGATATTGTCAGAGCATTTACAAAAGGTGTTGCAGAAATAGTTACATTTCCTGAAACTACGACCTTTTCAGTTATTAAATTATTACAAGATGCAAATAATCCTCTTGAACAGTTAACAAAACAAGTAGATAAAACACTTTCTGAGATTTCAACACAATTTGCGGATCAGTCGACACTTGCCTTTACAAAGGAACAAGTCGATACATTTACACAAGCTGATTCACAAATACTACAAACTATAAAAAGTATTTTAGATTCAAACCTATCAATAGATCAGTTAAACTTTTCAACGAATAAGCTACTTGTAGATGAAAATCAACCACTTTCATTAACTACTCTTGCTGCAATCAAAATTCTTCTTGATTCTAATTCTTTACAAGAGACTGTATCGCTTGAATTTGATACAAGTTTTACTGATACAACTTCAAGTACAGATAGTCTAATCGCTCAAATCATATTAAGTGTACTTGTTTCTGATTCTGTATCATATGAAGATGCTGTTACAGTAGTAGCTAACCTTATTCGTAACCTTTCAGATGATGTGTCGGTTCAAGAATCATTAGCACTTTATTTAAGTGCTATTCTAGAGAATCAAATTGTTCAACTATTTGACACTATAAATATTTCGAAAACTAACTCTTTAAGTGATGAAGTTAATTCAGCGGCCCCAGGAAGTATTTTCCTGTATGACTATACAGACGACATATCATACTTCGCAGATCAATATGTGGGAGTAATCTCTACAATAACCTAAGGAAAATAAAAATGATCAAAGAAACTCTAAAAACAATTGGTAAACTTGACGTTGTATTGACAAATGAACTAGGTGAAGTAAAACAACAATTTACTGTACCTAACCTTGTCGTTCAAACTGGCAGAAACTATATTGCCCATCGTATGACTGGTACAGGCAACGCCGTCATGTCACACATGGCAATCGGAACGAATAACACTGCTGCAGCACTTAATAATACAACACTTGGTACTGAAAGCGCACGTGTGGCATTGACAAGCGCTACAACAGCAGCAAACGTAGTGACTTACGTTGCAACATTCAATCCGGGTACACCTTCAGCCGCAAATGCAGTTGTTGAAGCAGGCATTTTCAACGCCAGCTCAGGGGGTGAACTTCTTTGCCGCACAGTATTTGATGTAGTTAACAAAGGAACCCTGGATACATTAAGTATCACTTGGACTGTTAGCAATAGTTAATTATTGAATAATTTAAATGGCAAATATTACCCTAAGGTTAGTTAAGGGAACTCCACTTACTAATCAAGAGGTTGATAACAACTTCTCAAATATCAATCTTGCGAAAGTAGAGATTGGTAGAGACCTTTCGGGTAATATTTACTACCCAAACGTTTCGGGTATTCAAGGGAGAGACGTTTCAAACGCATCTCCCTCAAATGCTCAAGTTTTGACATGGGTTACTAGCAGTAATGCATGGGTCCCATTAAGTATTGCATCAGTTGGACCCGATTCAGTTGTTTTAGGTACAGACACAGTAGGTGATTATGTTGCTAACCTAATTCAAGGTTCTGGAATTACAATTACCTCAGGTACCGGTGAAAGTTCTACTCCTACTGTTGCTGCTAATGTCACATCTGTAGGTTCCTTTGTTGGGGATGTTTCAAATACCAACTTACTTTCAAGTATTTTACAAGTAGATGGCAGCGGATCAACACTAGATGCTGATCTTTTAGATGGTCAGCAAGGTACATATTACCTTGATTGGACTAATACAACTAATAAACCCGATCCGGTTATTACCGTCACCCTTACGGGTGACGTTTCAGGAACCGCGTCTGCTACATTAGAAAATGTAACATCTAACACAATTACTATTTCCACTACAATAGGGTCAAATTCAGTTGAACTTGGTACAGATACGACAGGACCTTATGTTTCAAATATCACAGTAGGATCTGGGTTAACAGTTTCCGGAACTGGTGACGAAGGCAATGTAGTAACTGTTTCGCACGCTGATACAAGCTCTGTAGTTAATGTTTCATCGGACAATTCGAACGGTACTGTAATTCAAGACATTACACTAAATTTTGATACATTCGGACATACTACTTCAGCAACTGTAGCGACTGTAGACCTTGATTCAAGATTCTTAAGACTTTCGGGTGCATCAACACAATTTGTAACAGGCCCAATTGATTTTCAAGGTAACGTTATATTTACTGGTAATGTGATAACGGTTAGCGCCAATAATTTAATTGTCGAAGATAACATTATTCAAATTGCAAGGGATAATACTACAGACGATATAGATTTTGGAATTGTTGGGCATTATAATAATGGGGCAAATGTTCACGCAGGTTTCTTTAGAGACGCTTCTGACAATGGCACCTGGAAAATATTTGATCAATATGCAATCGAACCAACAACAAATGTTAATATCGACACAGCAAATGCATCGTTTAGACTTGCGAATTTCGCAGCAAATATTGTTACTTTAAATACCGTAGTATTAAAATCAGATAGCGATCTGGTTACCGGTAACAGCACGTTAACAACAACATCAGAAACTTCCTTAGGCGGGTTTTCAACATCAACTTACACATCAGGTAAGTTTGTAATCACAGGAAAAGAAGGTTCAAATGTTCAAATCAGTGAACTGCTTGTTGTACACAATGGTGCAACAGCGTCTGCCACAGAATATGGTGTTGTAAAAACAAATCAAACTGTATTTACTGCTAACGTTGATATAAATTCAGGAAATTTTCGTGTACTTGTTTCGGGTGCAACAGCAGATTCAACTAAGTATACTTGGTCAGGAACTTTACTTCGCACATAAATAAGAAAAATAACGCTAAGGGGATAGGGAACCGTGGCTAACGATAAGAAATTTATAGTAAAGAATGGTCTTTGTGCTCAAAATATAGAATTTCATTCACCCAATAATGCAAACACATTAATTGCTTCTATGGTAAATGGAAGCAATGTTTTAACATTTGCAGGTACAGTTGACTTCAACATGCTCACCAAGGGTGGGTGTCCCGTTGGCGCAGGTCTTGATTCACAAAAGAACTTTTTGGTTGTTGATGCTTGTTCCTTAACCAGCACAGGTTGTCATAATGTCCTTATCGGGCAGGGAGCAGGTCTTTGTACAACTTACGGTAACCATAATATTTTTATCGGGCTAAAAGCAGGCACAAATATTACTGATGGTGGAAATAATATAATTGCAGGAAATGAAGCAGGTTCTTGTGCTGTCAGTAACACTAGCAATAATGTATTTTTAGGAAATTTAGCAGGATGGTGCGCTCAAGGTTGTGGGTTCAACAACTTTATAGGATATGGAGCAGGAGCGCTTTCATCAGGTTGTAATAATAATTTCTTTGGGCTTTTAACAGGACTTAGTAATACTAGTTTTCACAACAACTTCTTCGGTGATTCTGCGGGGTTGTTTAATCAAGGTGAAAATAATAACTTTATGGGAAGAGCGGCTGGAAGGAGTAATACTGGCCAAAATAACAACTTTTTTGGGTGCGGGGGAGGTTACTCAAATACTACTGGGAATAGCAATAATTTCTTTGGGTGGCGCGCGGGCCTTAATAATACTGCAGGAAGTCAAAACATTTTCATGGGAGAATGTTCGGGTATTTGTAATTCCACAGGAAGTTACAACCTTTTCTTTGGGTTTCGCGCAGGTCAATATGTTACAACAGGAACTAACAACACAATTATAGGTTCCTTAAGCGGAACCTATAATTTAACAGACACTGTTTTTATTGGTGCAGGATCTTGTGAAAGAATTAAAGTTAATAACTCTGGATTGTATGTTAATGGTTCATTGGCTAATTTAACTGGTGCTACATTAACCGCACAAAAGAACTTTTTGGTTGTTGATGCTTGTTCATTAACTGCTACTGGTTGCTTTAATACATTTATTGGACAAAATGCAGGAAGATGTACAACATTCGGTAAGAATAATAACTTCATTGGATCATGTGCAGGACGTTTAAATACCACCGGAAGTTGTAATAACTTTTTTGGTAGATATTCAGGATGTTCCAATACCACCGGCAACAGTAATAACATCTTTGGAGCATATGCAGGAATTGCTAATACCACTGGCAGTCATAATAACTTCTTTGGAGCATATGCAGGACGTTTTAATACCACTGGCAGTCATAATACATTCATTGGTTGTTTTGCTGGATTCTATAATACCACCGGAGATTGTAATATCTTTATCGGTAGGTTATCTGGACATAAAAATACTACCGGCTCTTGTAATATTTTCTTCGGTCCATCAACAGGAAATTGCAATACCACAGGCACTGATAATTTCTTTGCTGGATTGTGTGCAGGATTTAACAATGTAGAAGGATGCAATAATATTTTAATTGGGCGTTTGGCAGGATTATGCTTTACTACTTTGCCTTTGGGAAAAGGTTCTTATGCATACCCCTCAAATAACATAGGATTAGGGGAATGTGTTTTAGTTAATATTAACGGAGGAATCAATAATATTGCATTGGGGTGGCGTGCAGGGTTTAATATAACATCGGGAAGATATAACACATTTCTAGGTGTTGGGGCAGGTAGCTGTAGTAATACAGACGGATATTTTAATACTTACATTGGATATAACGCTGGGCAGTGCACTGCAGGCAATTGTAATGTTATCATTGGATGTTTTGTTGATAGTGCAAGCATTTCTAACACCGTCATTATTAATGCAGGAACTGACCAAAGGCTTAAAGTTAATAACTCTGGATTGTATGTTAATGGTTCATTATTTGCAAGCGGTGCTTCATTAGACGCAACTGGAGATTTAGTAATCAATGGAGGCACTTGTGCATTAACAGCAACAGGTTGTCATAATACATTTATTGGATGTTTAGCGGGAAGATATACCACTTTTGGTAAGTATAATTTCCTTGTGGGGCAATGTGCGGGTTTTTGTGCCACAACCGCATGTTATAATCATTTTATAGGTAGATGGGCAGGACGTTATACCACAACTGGCGGTATTAATAACTTTTTTGGATTGGCAGCAGGATTTTTAAACACAACCGGGACTGAAAATAACTTCTTCGGATTTTGTGCAGGTAGAAGCAATACCGGGGGAAGCAAAAATGTTTACATTGGGTCTTTTGCAGGATTTTACAACACAACAGGTTGTTTTAACATAGCCATTGGTTGCGGCGCTGGTTGTAGGTTTACATTTGGATGCAAAAATATTTCTATAGGTCATTACGCAGGGAAAGCCTCAACAGGAGCTAGAGGTTGTTATAATATCTCTCTTGGGCAGGATGCGGGGGGTTATCTTACAACAGGAAACCATAATGTAGCAATTGGCTTCGAAGCAAATAGGCTAACTACGTTTGGTGCATATAATGTATCTTTAGGATACGCTGCGGGTCGAGGAACCACTACAGGTTGCAACAACATTTACATGGGTGAATCAAGTGGATGTACCTCAAGCACAGCCTCTAATAATATTTTCTTCGGAAGATTTAGTGGATTACGCAACACAACAGGATGCTTTAATATATTTGCTGGACAATGTGCAGGGGTTTGCAATACAACAGGTATTAATAACATCTTCATTGGATGCAATGCAGGATGTAATATAACTTTTGGCACTGATAATACTATTATCGGATCAGTTTTAGGTGCTAATGCAACAGTTACTCATACGGTTATGATTGGTGCAGGTTCATGTGAAAGAATTAAAGTTAACAATGCTGGATTATATGTTAATGGTTCATTATTTGCAGGGGGCGCATCAATAGATGCAACTGGAGATTTAGTAATCAATGGGGGCACTTGTGCATTAACTGCAACTGGTTGTCACAATACGTTTATTGGATGTCTAGCGGGACGTTATACCACTTTTGGTAAGTATAATTTTTATGCAGGACAATGTGCGGGTTTTTGTGCCACAACAGCAAGTCATAACATATATTTAGGTAGATGGGCAGGAAGATTTAATACAACAGGTAGTTACAATACATTTTTAGGATATTATGCAGGGATGTGTATCACAACCGGAGAGGGCCATGTTGCAATAGGGTGTTTTGCCGGATGCAGATTAACAACAGGAATAAACAATGTATATGTTGGTAGAGGTGCGGGCCGGTCAACAACCTTTGGTAGCAGAAATACTTCTATTGGACAGTCCGCAGGATTCGGTATTACATCAGGTTGTTATAATACACACCTGGGATTTGGGGCAGGCTTGTGTGCAGGGGGTGCATGTGGACAAGTTTTTATAGGTAGATACGCGGGCCAGCGCAGTACAGGAAATTATTCTGTTTCGGTTGGGCAATTTGCAGGTTGTTATGGTCAAAACGAAGCGTCAATTAGTATAGGGGCATTCGCTGCCAGAAACGCTGCAGGTTGTTGTAATATTCTAATAGGTTATGAAGTTGGATGTTCCTTTGCGCTATCAACAGATAATATTCTGATTGGTCGTCGTGCAGCTTTTCGTACTTTTTCTGGGAATAGAAATATTATCGCTGGAACATGTGCAGGCTACTGTATAAACGGAGGGTCATGTAATGTATTCATTGGTACCCAGGCGGGCTTCTGTGCTTCTGATATATGTTTTAATACCTTTATTGGAACACGTGCAGGGTTTTGTAACACAACCGGTACAGACAATATTTTCATCGGAAGATACGCCGGGTGTTGTTTAACAACTGGAGGTAATAATACTATTATAGGTTCTGTTTTCGGAACTTCTTCTGCAATGACTAATACGGTCTTAATTGCTGCAGGAACTTCTGAGCGTCTACGTGTTAATAGCACAGGATTATATGTAAACGGAGCTCTATTTGCTGGAGGAGCATCATTAACTGCTCAAAAGAACTTTGTCGTTGTAGATGCTTGTGCACTAGGAGCAGGTGCATGTCATAATACTTTTATAGGATCAGGTGCGGGGCGTTGTACATCAACAGGTGATTATAATTTCTTTGCTGGGATGTGTGCAGGATTTACCAATATTCAAGGATTGAATAATATTGCAATAGGCAGATGTGCAGGCTTTGGTCTTAGATCTAGCGATAATATTGTTTTAGGTGCATATGCAGGATGTTGTATAACTACAGGGCTTGGTTGCAATATTTTTATAGGCTCTCATGCAGGTAGAAATAATGCATCTCAATGTAATATCTTCTTGGGATTTTATGCAGGCAGGGCATCTACAGGCGCATACACTGTTAATATTGGAAACTCTGCAGGTGAATATGTAAATGGCTCTAACAATGTTCATATAGGACAAAATGCGGGTAGACGAGGTACTAATAATACACAAAATACAATTGTGGGGGCTTACGCAGGTAGCGGAGCCTCACATGCTGGATGTTACAATACTTTCTTAGGGTTTAGGGCTGGCCAATGCAATACTGGCAACAATAATACTTTCCTAGGAAGATGTGCCGGATGGAGTAATAATGGATGTAATAATACCTTCATTGGAACAGGTGCTGATGGAGGTAATACTGCAGTCAGCTTCGAAGTGATAATAAACGCAGGGACATGTTCACGCCTCAGAGCTAATAACGCAGGATTGTATGTAAATGGCAGTTTGCTTGCAGGAGCATCAATAGATGCAACCGGGGATTTTGTTGTAAATGGAAACGCTTGTGCATTAACGGCTACAGGGTGTCATAATACATTTATTGGATGTTTAGCGGGAAGATGCACAATATATGGATGCGATAATTTATTTTTAGGAAGAAGTGCCGGTTGGGGAAATCAAGTAGGTTGTTTTAATATTTTCTTGGGTGCTTGTGCGGGATATTGTTCTACTACAGTAGACATAGGAAAAGGTACTTTAGTAGGTCCGCTACGAAATTTCGTTGCCGGCTTTTGTGCAGGATTTAATCTAGGGTGTGGAACTGGTAATCAATTTTTAGGCACATGTGCAGGATTTGCGACTACTTCAGGCAGTACTAATACCTTTATTGGAAGTTATGCAGGGAGCTGTAACACAGATGGGGTCAACAATGTCCATATAGGCTTTATGGCAGGTCGGTTCGCATCAGCTTCGGGTCAGTTTAACTTATATCTTGGAGCTAGTGCAGGAATGTGTGTTGCGGGCTGTTGTAATACTATTATAGGAACTTATGAGACGGCTGTTAGCGCTAACAATTTACTTGTAATAACAGCTGGTCGTTGTCAAAGGATAAAAGTTAATAATACAGGAATGTATGTTAACGGTACTTTGCTAGCAGGGGGTGCTTCATTAACAGCACAAAAGAACTTCTTTGTAGTTGATGCATGTGCAATTACAAGCACTGGTTGTCATAACACCTTTATTGGCTGTGGTGCGGGTAGATATACAACATTTGGTAAGTATAATTTCTTTGCTGGCCTGTGTGCCGGATTTAATAATACAAGAGGATGTGGCAATTTCTTTGCAGGTTGTTTTGCTGGGTTCTGTAGCACAACTGCAAATCATAACATTTTTATAGGAAGATGCTCTGGCGCAGCAAATACAACAGCAGCTGGTAATATGTTCTTGGGATTTTTTGCGGGGAGATGCAATACAACAGGGTGTTATAATATTTTCTTAGGTCAATATGCAGGATTTAAAAATACAACAGGAAGATGTAATTTTATTGCAGGCCAATGTGCAGGGTTTAACAGCGCTACTGGTAGTCATAACATTTTAATAGGATATTACGCGGGTTTTAATAATTCAAGTGGGCAAAGTAATGTTTTCTTTGGGTTTCAAGCTGGAGTGAACAATACTTCCGGATCTCACAATGTTTTCATTGGCGAATGTGCCGGACAGAATAGTACAACTGGCGCGAATAATGTTTTCATTGGCAAGTCGACGGGCTTTTCTAATACGTTTGGCTGTCATAATTTCTTTGCAGGTTGCTGTGCGGGTTTTAGCAATACGACAGGTTGCTACAATTTCTTCGCAGGATTTTGTGCAGGTATGCAAAATTCCTCAGGAAAATATAATATTTCTATCGGATGCCGAGCAGGTGTTTATCTTTCGACCGGATTTTGTAATCTTTTTCTAGGTTCTCTCGCAGGTCGTTGCGTAAACTCAGGTAGTAATAACATTCTCTTAGGTTTTACAGCGGGTGCAGGCGCGGCGGGGTTAGCAAATCTCACAACTGAAAGCAACCGTATTGTTATGGGTAATAATGCACATGCTTGCGCTCAAATTCAAATTGCATGGACAACAGTTTCAGATATTCGTGATAAATGCATATTCGGACCTGTACCGCATGGTCGTGGATTCTTGGCTAATGTTACACCAATTGCGTATGCATTCAAGAATCGTGAAACAAATGAAATAACCGATCCTGAAAACAAAAAACGTTATGGTTTTAGTGCACAGGAGTTGATTGAACTTGAAGGAGATGAGAAAGTAATTATAAGTGATGAAAATCCTGATAAGTTGCAAATGACTTCTGATTATCTTGTACCTATTCTGGTCAATGCCGTGAAAGAATTGTCCGCTGAACTTGAGGGGTTGAAAGCTAGAATAGAAGCTTTAGAGAATAAATGACCGATAATAAATATGATTGTGTAAAGTGCGGGGCATGTTGTGTTAAACATTTCAACATCCCCGTTCTTGCAAATGAAGTTAACTTAATTGATGAAAGACTAAAAAAATATTTAATAGTTTCACCGATCCAACCTGGCGGATATTCGTTACGGCAAGTTGGTGAATCAAGGCGGTGCGTTGCCCTTGAAGGTACCGTGGGAGAAAGTGTAAACTGTAGTGTTTATGAGTTTAGGCCTCCTGTTTGCATAAGATTCCAACCCGGATCAGATCTTTGTAAAAAAGCTCGACTTGAGGTTCTAAATATTCGAGATTAAATGGAGTTATCATGAAACGTGTTTTAATAGCCACACCATGCTTATATGGTAAAGTTGATGCATATTATGTTCATAGTTTATGTGAATCAATCAAATTGGGATTGAAAGAAGATCTTGCGATTAACGCAGTCTTCTTGTCTAACGAATCAATTCTTCCCATGGCAAGAAACGAATTGTTCAATCTTGCATATACTCAAGGGTATGACCACATGGTATTCATTGATGATGATGAATACTGGAGCCCAAATATTCTCATTGAAATTCTTAAGTCCCCGAAGGATGTCGTTGCTGTTCCGGTTGTTAATAAGGGTGACAAAACGATAGAGTATAATGTCTATCTATCAGAGAATAGTAAAGTAGATCCAAAGGATGGATATATAAATGTTCAAAAAGTGGGAACCGGGTTTGTAAAGCTATCCCGAAAAGTATTAACTGACTTATGGGAATCAAATCCTGAAATAGCCTTTCGAGGTAAAATACTAAAAAACATTTGTGAGTTTTCTGTTCGGAATGATTCCTTCATCGGTGAAGATATTACACTCTCAAGAAAAATTAAAGAGTTAGGTTATGAAATTTGGGTTAACCCCAAACACACGGTAGCACATTTGGGTGTTAAAATGTACAAAGGTAATTTTGAAAAAGATTATAATGAAAAACATTCTATTTTACAATCTGTGGCATAACGGCGACGTTTTTTCGGGTCGAGGTTACCTTAAACATATTAAAGACTCGCTCCCTGATGTAAAGTTCGGGTATTATCACGTATGCAATTCGAAAATTGTTAGTGATCTGATTCGCACACAATTTAAGCCTGATCTGAAAAAATGGCAAGTCGAACAGCTAAACTACAATAAGATTTTTGAAACAGATGAAACCATCTATATTAACACATGGGTGGGGGCGTACTTTTATCAAAATCAAACACGAATGAGCGACCACAAAGAGTTTATAGTAAACCTTCCTGGAGAGGGTCATGCCAATTACTTGTCATTACATAAAATTTATACTTTTGTAGTCGACTATTTAAATAAGAACCATGGGTGTGATATAATACTTGATGACAATCCTTTAGTTTACGTTCCAAAAGTGAATTGGAGTGTTTATGAAATCAAATCCGCTGATAGCTTCTTGCAAGAACATAAAGGAAAAAAACATTTGATTTGTAATGGAAAAGTTCGTAGTATGCAAAGCGAATTAGGTAACCTTGCCTCCATCATAGAACATTTAGCTAAAACTTATTCGGCTGACACTTTCATTTGCACAGAAAAATTTGAAACAAAATTAAACAATATACACTTTACATCTGATATATTCAACATAGAGTGTGACTTAAATGAGATAACGTACTTGTCAACATATTGCGACACTATCATGGGAAAGAATTCAGGCCCTTTCATGTTCACTCATGTAAAGGAGAATATAAATAATGCTAACAAGATTTTCGTTGCAATGAGTCATAATGTGAGTGACTGCTATCCTTACCATATAAAAAACTTGCCTTGTAAATATTTCTTTACTGCAGCAGAGTCACCCAATCTTGTCGCAAACGCAATTGAAAGTGCAATTAATTTATCTCATGGCTCAATTATAAACTTATCTAAATATGAATAAAATTGATGTGATTATTCCCACAATGTGGCGAGATGAAAACTTTCCCGATGCTTTAAAAAAGTATTGTGAGTGCAAGTTCATCAATAAGATCATTGTAATCGACAATGACTACATCAAGCGCCCAAAAGATTTAATCAAACATGAAAAATTGACCTTAGTCAATTACGGTAAGAACATTTATGTGAATCCTGCATGGAATGAAGGATACTATCGCTCAAAAGCAGATGTAATCAATCTTTTAAATGATGATATATATGTTGAAGATGGTGTTTTTGAGTTTATGCAAAATTTAAATTTTTCTGAAATTGATATAATCGGTGTGCATCTAAAGGATGGTATTACAAACTATCACATCACACATCACCCTGATAGAAAAGAAGAACTTATTCGCTTAAACGTAAATAAGTCACAACCTATTGGTGGGCAGAGTTTTGCTTATGGTGTATGCATGTTTGTGAAAAGATCATCGTATCGTGTCATACCAAGTTTATACCAAATATGGTATGGCGATGATTATCTAATTCAACGGTGTAAGAATATTTACACGTTAAAAACAAGCAAAATACATGGAGTAGTTTCTAAAACAATCGTATCAGAAGATATAAAGCAAAGTGTTCAAAAAAGAATTGATCTTGATACTTTGAATGTATACCGCTACAACCATTTCTTTAACGGAAGAAATTGGGATATTGTACAAAACACAGTGAGGAAATTATGAGTAAATATGCAATCTTTCACCTCCAAGGGGGAATAGGTAAACATGTTGCAGCGACAGCAGTTGCTCGTTGCATTAAGAACAACTACCCAGATAGAAAACTAATCGTAGTTTGTGCTTATCCCGACTTGTTTATCAATCTAAACTTTGTCGAGCGTGTTTACACGTTGGGTAACACCAGTTACTTCTATCAAAGGTATGTTCAAGATAAAGATTCTATTCTCTTTCATCATGAACCTTACTTTACTACCAACCATATTCACAAAAGAAAACGGCTTATTCCCAATTGGTGTGAGATGTATGGGTTAAAGTACGATAATGAGATGCCTACTATTAAATTTAATAAGTTGCAATTCGATTTGTCAAAAACTTTCTGGCAAAGAAAGAAACCTCTAATGTTAATTCATACGAATGGGGGATTGATGGCGACTGATGCGAAACCTTATGCATGGACACGTGACATGCCTACCGATATTGCTCAGGAGCTTATTAATCACTACAAAAATGATTATCACATCTATCAGGTAACAAAATTCAATTCACCTAAACTTGATGGAGCAGAGCACATTTTTGCCACCCCTCAACAAGCATTAAGTTTGATGGAATTTTTCACTATACTGCTTCATGCGAAAAAAAGAATTTTAATCGATTCAAGTTTGCAACACGCCGCTGCTGCTATGAATAGAAAATCAACTGTCCTATGGAATGGAACAAGCCCCAAGGTGTTTGGTTACGATATGCACGATAATATTTGCACAGAAATTCCGTATGACTTTAAACTTCCTGGAAGTTATCTATTTGACTTTGACTTCAATGGAAATGAACATGAATACCCATTCACAGAAGATATAAAGTTGTTCGATGTAAATAAGATTATTGAATCTGTGGATAAGCAATAGGAGATTATGATGGCTAATGAAACATCAAAACAAATTGAACCGAAAACATATTACTTTATGGCAGGTCTACCTCGAGCAGGTAGCACACTATTATCTGCCATTTTAAATCAAAATCCTCGCATTCATTCAGGTCCTAGCTCGCCCGTAGTGCCCACGATGCTTGCCCTTGAAACATCTTTATCACAAGATGAGTTATTTCTAGCTTATCCAAAACCACAAATTGGCGCACAAATGATTGCAAGCATTCTGCCACAATTTTATATGGATGTTGACAAACCTGTAATTATCGATAAAAACAGATCATGGGTTAATCGCTTACACTACATTACAGGTTACTTTGGAATTCAACCAAAAGTTATTTGTCCCGTAAGAAGTATAGATGAAATTCTTGCATCGTTTATTGCTATGCAAAGAAGAAATCTTCAAAAAGTTGACAGCGTAAAACTTAATTTTCTTGACGAAATGCTTGTCAAATCGAATCTTCCGCTGACTGATGACAATCGATGTGAACTAATGGCAAGTCCAATGGGTATTTTAGGTCAAAGTTATGAGGGATTGAAACAATGTATTATGCAGGGTCAACAAAGGGCTTTACACTTTGTCGAATATGATGATTTACTTGATAATCCTGAAGATACGATGCAAAAGATTTATGATTTTCTTGAAGAGGACTACTTTAAACATGACTTTACAAATGTGGTAAATATACACCAAGAAAACGATGCTCAAGTTTACGGAATGGCAGACATGCATGAAGTACGTGGAACTTTGGGTCGTCGTGGTATCAATCCTGCAGAGATACTATCAGAAAATATTATAAATAAATGCAAGAACGCAGAATTTTGGCGAACGATGAACGATGAAATACCACAAGAAGAATTTCTCCCTGACGATGACCCAATCGTAACGCAATCTGATTCAACATCCATAATAGGAGCTTAAAATGCTTTTACAAGAACAAGAACTAACACCACAGCAAAGAGTAGAAGGTACAGTACGTGCAGCACGTGACAGCGTTTGGGTTGTTAATGATGAAATTCAAAAGAAAGCTGACCGTGGGGAACTTACACCAGAAGGTCGCGGAAACATTGAACGTAACGTTGCTCACTTAGAAATCGTTATGGCTGACCCACAAGTTGTTGAACTTGGTGGCGATCTTAGCGATCTTACAGCAGCAATTACTGACGGAAAGGCAGCTTTAGAATAATATGCAGAAAATTCTTATTATGGGTCTTCCTGGAGCAGGAAAGACATACTTTGCAGAAAGATTAAAAACCTATCTTGAGACACACGGAAAACGGGATCTATCATCTGCCCCTGATACTCCCTTTCAAAATCTTAACGCTCGAGTAAAATGGTTTAATGCTGACGAAGTGCGAAGAAAGTATAATGATTGGGATTTCAGTACTGAAGGAAGAATTCGTCAATCAATCAGAATGCTGGAATTCGCACTTTCTTGCAATGAAGAATATGTAATTTGCGATTTTGTAGCGCCTCTTGTAGAGATGCGAAACAACTTTAAAGCAGATTGGACAATCTGGATTGATACCATTGCAGAAGGTCGATTTGATGACACAAATAAGGCATTTATTCCACCAGAGCATTATGATTTTCGCATTACTGAACAGAATGCTGAAGTGTGGGTGCCTTATGTGGGCGAAAGAATCGTGCAAAACATTCGTCGACAAAAGTTTGACTGGCAAAAAGAATCTGTTCAAATGTTGGGTCGTTGGCAACCGTGGCATGCAGGTCATCGTGCTCTTTTCGAAAGAGCACTTGCTAAAACAGGTCAAGTTTGTATTATGATTCGTGATTGTCAGGGGTGGAATGATAGTAATCCTTTTGCAATTCAGCAAGTTAAAAACTTTATTCGCAGAGACCTAGACCCCCATTATCAAGGACAATATGAAGTTATTGTTGTTCCCAATATTGTGAATATCACTTATGGTAGAGATGTGGGATATAAGATCGAGCAAGAAGTTTTTGATGATAATATACACTCAATTAGTGCGACAAAAATACGTAAAACAATGGGTCTGAAGTAGTAAATAACAGTCCTTATAAATATTCACAAACTTATAGGGACTGTTATGGCTTCTGTATCATCTAGACAAGAATTAATCGATTATTGCTTGCGTCGACTAGGTCACCCCGTTATTGAAATTAACGTGGATGATGACCAGATAGAAGATAGAATCGATGATGCATTACAATTCTATCGTGAATATCATTTCGATGCTGTAGAAGAAGTTTATCTCAAAGCTCAGGTTACTTCTTCTAATCTTATTTTAACTTCGAATACTGCTAATGCATTTGTTGGCGGCGAAACGATTACGGGTCAAACATCAGGAGTTCTTACAACTGTTGTTTCTACTCCTTTATCTGGTAACGTAATTCAAGTTTATAAAACAACCCAAGAAGTTGATTTTACAGCAGGTGAAACGGTAATTGCAGATTCGGGAGCGACCGCAGTTGTTTCTTCCTTCTCAAAAGGAACTTACGATAATCGGTACTTTCCCATATCAGACGCAGTATACGGAATAAAGAAAGTTTTACCTTTCTATAATCGAACATCAGGTATTAACTTATTTGATATTCGTTATCAGATGTTAGTACAAGATCTGTATAATCTCATGTCAGTAGACATGATTCATTACACAATGATTCAGAATCACCTGCAGATGATTAACATGCTTCTTGTTGGAGAAAAACCTTTCCGTTACAATCGACATATGAATAAATTATATGTTGATATGGATTGGGAGAAAGATGCAGGTTTAGGTGACTATCTAATTGTTAATGCCTTTAGAATACTTGATCCCAGCACGTACACAGATGTTTATAATGATATGTTTCTTAAGAGATACGCAACTGCATTGATTAAACGTCAATGGGGTGAGAATCTAAAGAAATTTGAAGGTGTTCAGTTACCTGGCGGTGTAACATTGAATGGACAAAAGATCTTTGAAGAAGCAATTGATGAGATTCAAAAGATTGAAGAGGAAATGCAATTGAAATTCGAATTACCTACTGACTTCTTTATTGGTTAATCATCATTCCTGACAAAGCAATTGTACACCCATGTCAATTAAATCACAATACACAAGATAAGTAATGGCAACAAATTTTTACTTTCAAAGCGGAATACCGATGGGGAAGCGTTCAGAGTCGCTTCTTCATGAAGATCTTATTATTGAATGCTTAAAAATTTATGGTTTTGATTGTTATTACATTCCCAGAAAGGCGGGAAATCGTGATATGATTCTGAATGAGGATCCCACAAACTCTTACAATGATGCCTTCGCGATTGAAGCCTATCTTGAAAACACTACGGGATTTGGTGGAACAGATCTTCTATCAAAATTTGGTGTTGAGATACAAGACACAGCAACCTTTATTGTTGCAAGACGACGTTGGGAAGAAGTTGTAGGAAGAAGAAGAGCAAGTGTTCTTATTAATCGTCCTGCCGAAGGTGACCTTCTTTACTTCCCTCTAACAAAATCATTTTTTGAAATTAAATATGTAGAAGTAAAAGATCCCTTCTTTCAAGTGGGTAAACTCTATGTTTACAAACTCGAGTGTGAGCTTTATCAGTATAGTCATGAAACGATCAATACTGAAATTTCTGAGATCGATAAGATTGAAGCTGACTTAACACAAAACATAGGCGAATATACTCTGACTTTCGAAGATGGTACAGCATTGTTACTTGAAACTGATGCACCGTCTGAATTGATTTTGGAGAGCTTTGATATTAATAATTCAGATAAGAATGCACAAAACGATGACTTTGATACAAATATTGATGATATTTTAGATTTCTCAGATATAAATCCTTTTGGTGAGGTTAGTGCACGATAATGTTAAATAACGCAAAGTTTTATTGGGGAACAATTAGAAAGTGCATTGTTGGCTTTGGAAACTTATTTAATAACATTGAAATCCAAAGATTAAATGCAAATGGCTCTGTCAATAAGAGCTTACGTGTTCCTTTAGCGTATGCACCTCGACAAAAGTTTTTGGCTAGAATAGATCAGCTTCCAAATCCTGAAGAAAGAAATGTTCAAATAACTTTACCTCGTATGTCATTTGAGCTATTAGGCATTGAATATGACTCGACACGAAAGCTGTCTTTTGTTCAAAAGAATAGCGTAGTCAATTCAACTAACAACACATTAACAACACAATATGTACCTGTACCCTATAACATTCGAATCAATCTTTATATCTACTCAAAAAATTCAGATGATGCATTGCAGATAGTAGAACAAATTCTACCATATTTCAACCCCGATTTCAATTTAACCGTTAAAGCTGTTCCTGAGTTGAGTATCACACATGATATACCTGTTATACTTAATAACATTGATTTTTCAGATAGTTATGATGGAGAGTTTACAGAAAGAAGAGCAATTATTTGGACGCTTTCGTTTACATTGAAAACAAATTTCTACGGTCCTTCGACGAAACAGGGTATTATCAGAACAGCAAAGGTCAACTATTGGAACAATGAACCTCTGACAAACAGTTTAGGGAATTATGAGGTTACCACAAACGCAAATGTTTACGCAGGTAATACAGTTATATTTCTAGAAACATTTGAGGGATTAGATGAGTGATAAACTAAATGAGGTGTTCAACCTTCAACCCACAGAATCACAAAAAATTTTGCGTGAAGTTGGGTCGGATGACGATTATGAACTTGCCCGTGATACCTTGCGAGAGGTGATAACACAAGGTAGGAATGCTTTGGATGATGTTATTTCTTTGGCTAGAAGTTCAGAGCATCCTCGTAGTTATGAGGTTGCAGGACAGATTATGAAAACAATGTCAGACGTTGCTAAGGATCTTTTGACATTGAAAAAACAAAAATTTGAACTTGATAATCCAAAAGAATCTCCTGCAGCTGCAGCTCAAATAGCACAACAAAACAACATTGTCTTTGCAGGGTCTACGGAGGACTTGTTGCGAATGATAAAGCAACAAGACACTAAGACAATTGATTCCTAATAAATTAAAGAATAGTTATAATGGAAATACTCGCCTTAAGCAAGTCGGGTATCCTATTCAGTTTTCACAGGATCAAGTAAAAGAACTTGTCACGTGCGCGCGCGATCCCATCTATTTTATTCAAAAGTATTGTAAAATAGTTTCGCTTGACTTGGGTCTTGTTGACTTTGAACTTTACAATTATCAGAAAAAATTTATCGATATTATTGAAAATAATAGAAAAGTTATTAGCATGCAGCCGCGACAGATGGGTAAGTCGCAAGTTGTAGCTGCTTACATTCTTTGGTATACATTGTTTCAAGCAAATAAAACAGTCGCGATTCTGGCGAACAAAGCTAACGCGGCTCGAGAGATTATGTTTCGTTATCAATTGATGTATGAACATCTCCCGTTGTTCCTTCAGCAAGGGATTCGCACTTGGAATAAAGGTGACATTGAATTGGAAAACGGATCGATTGTTTTTACAGCGGCGACAAGTAAGTCAGGTGTCCGTGGTCGTTCTGTTAACTTGCTTTACGTTGACGAAACAGCTATTATTCCAAATAACATCGCTGAGGAATTCTTCACTGCCGTTTATCCCGTTGTTTCAGCTGGTTCAACAACCAAGATTATATTGACGTCTACACCGTTAGGTTATAATCATTTTTGGAAGTTTTGGAATGATGCTGAACAGGGAGCGAATGGTTTTGTTTCTTATCGTGTTCGTTATAATGAGCATCCCAATAGAGGTGAAAAGTGGGCAGAAGAACAACGCAGGCTTCTTGGCGATCTGAAGTTCAATCAAGAGGTTCTTTGTTCATTCATCGGATCTTCCGCTTCATTGATTGCAGGTGATGTAATAGCAAATATGTCACCCGTGCCTTATGTGTTTACAACAGATGACGGTTTGGATATTCTTGAAGAACCTATAAAAGATCATCAGTATGTAATTATAGTAGATACATCTCGAGGTGTTGGGGGTGATTTTTCAGCTTTCACAATTACTGATGTTACAGCAATACCGTATAAGGTTGTGGGTAAATATAAGAACAATAAAATCAGCCCCTTGTTATATCCAGATATTATACATAAGGTAGCAAAGGATTTTAATTCTGCATATGTTCTCGTAGAGATAAATGATATTGGGCAACAAATTGCCGATATACTTCATTCAGATCTTGAATATGAGAATATATTCAGAATTGGTTCAAGTACAAAGCAAGGTCAGTTTCTTACAAGCGGATTTAAAGGATCATCGTTCCTGGGTGTTAGAACAACCAAACAGGTAAAACGGATTGGTTGTTCAAATCTAAAAACGTTGATTGAATCAAAAAAGTTACTGATCTTCGATAAGGATATTATTTCTGAGTTGTCTACTTTCATAGAGAAACGTGGCGGAGTTTACGCTGCAGATGAAGGTTATCACGATGACTTGGTAATGACACTTGTTCTATTGGCGTGGGCAAGTAGAGATCCTTATTTTAGAGAATTGACTAACGTCAATCTTCGAAATGCATTGTTTGAAAATCAAATGAAACAAATTGAAGACGAACTGACACCTTTTGGCATTGTAAATAGTGGGGTATCTGAAAAAGTTTCAGCTGAAGTTATGTCAGGAGATTTATGGGTTACTGGTGGTATGGATGAGTATATGAAT